CTTATGCCGGAAGTTCCAGAAGAACCACTTGAACCGCTTATGCCGGAAGTTCCAGAAGAACCACTTGAACCGCTTATGCCGGAAGTTCCAGAAGAACCACTTATGCCTGATGTACCTGAAGTTCCACTTATACCTGATGTACCTGAAGTTCCACTAGAGCCTGATCCACCGGTTCCGCTTGTTCCAGCCTGTGGAGAATCATTCCAATATACTACTGTTCCAGTATCATTTATTGCTAGAAATCTAGTTTTAGTATTATCTTGAGAAACCCCGGCAAGGTCAATTTGTTTAATTTTAATCTTATTCGACATCTAGGTAAAGGTTTTTTCTTCTGATATTATTTATCAGCAAAAACCTAGATAATAAATTAGGACCTCATTTCTTTTGCATAAATAATTGCATCTACGTATTTAGCAGATGCAGTATCCTGATCTATATTGGAAAAATCAAATTCAAATGGATTTCTATTAATAAATTCGCCTTTATAAAAAACCTTGCCTTCTTGATTTGAGGTAATTCCAGCATTGTGCATTATATTATTATTTAAATATTCAGCTAAATTAGAACTACCCCAACTAAATGAAAGGCCTGGCTCAATTACAGTTTGTGCACCTAATTTCCAAGCTCCCCAAAGAACTGCCCACATATCAGCACACCATTTTTGAACTGGATTATACACCTGTAATTCTTCTGGAGTTAAGGTAGTTCTTTCTAAATTTTCTCGATCTACCATATATTTGTAAAGAGCTAGTGAATCATCTTTTACACCTTTCCAATAATTAGCGGTTACACCTTTCATTAAATATTGGGCTCCACCTGAATTTTTTTGATTTTGATCAACCACCTCTGGTAAAATTCCAACAATATTACACATATCAACAAATAGATCATTTGATTTTGATCTAATATATTCAGCACCAATATACGAAATTGTATCACTTAAATACCAATAAAGATCCCCGTGCATTTCATCAAAATTTGGTAATTCTCTAAAAATAATATCTGAATCATGATATAAAATAGTTTCACCTCTAAGTTCTGGATACTTAATAAAATGCTGTTCAATAATATCAGGTCTTAGAATTGGAATATATCCAAAATTATCAATAGGGGTTTTTTTATAGCTAAAAAATCTAACATATGGATACTTTGCGCTTAATGATAATAGTTCTACGGAAGGTTCATTATCATAGGCCCATAGAATTTCAATCCAATTTGGATTAATTCCGTGTTTAATAAAATTATGAATCATTACCTCAACTTGCCAATGAAAATACGGCACATCTGGTTGAGCTGATAAAAATATGATTTTCTTTGTTAACATACTAAATTATACTAAAAAATTAGTTATGGATTTAGTTAAGTGTGTGCTATGCACAAGAACCGGTAGTGGTAAACATAGTACCATCCCAAGTATACCAATTTACCCCGCTTCCTCCATCTAAATTACCATAAACGCCAGCCGTCGCTAGGGTTGTTAATGCAGTATCTGAGTAAATAGAAGCACCATTAGCATACGCAGAGGCTAGTGTTGAATCAGTTGCAGTATAGACCGTAAATGCGGCATTTGCATTGGCTGAACAGAACTTAGGATAATTAGCGTTGGAATATCCGGTTAGTGTTTGGTATGCAGGCGGAGCCGCTGTTGTTGTACTCGTAGTGCTGGTTGGGCCAGCAGTTGTGGTACTTGTTGTACTCGTTGGCGCAGCTGTGGTTGTACTCGTAGTACTCGTTGAGGTACTGGTAGTAGTCGGTGCAGCAGTTGTTGTACTTGTACTGGTTGGAGCAGCAGTTGTTGTACTTGTAGTAGTTGAACCGCCTGCACAAGTACCAGTAGTGGTAAATGTATTACCGTCCCAAGTATACCAAATGGTTCCGCCACCTCCATCTGAATTACCATAAATGGCAGCAGCAGCTAGGCTACTTAATGCAGTGTCTGAGAAAATCTGAGCACCATTAGCATACGCAGAGGCTAGGGTTGAGTCAGTTGCAGTATAGACAGTAAATGCTGCATTTGCATTAGCTGCACAGAATTTAGTTGAATTACTATTAGAATAGCCGGTTAGTGTTTGGAATGATGGAGCAACCGTGGTCGTACTAGTAGTACTAGTTGAGGTACTTGTTGTACTGGTTGGAGCAGCAGTTGTTGTACTGGTAGTACTGGTTGATGTACTCGTAGTAGTTGGGGCTGCAGTAGTTGTACTGGTAGTACTAGTTGATGTGCTTGTAGTAGTCGGTGCAGCTGTTGTTGTACTTGTAGTACTGGTTGATGTACTGGTAGTAGTTGGGGCTGCAGTAGTTGTACTGGTAGTACTAGTTGAGGTACTGGTAGTACTCGTTGATGTACTGGTAGTACTAGTTGAGGTACTGGTAGTACTCGTTGATGTACTGGTAGTACTGGTTGAGGTTGTTACTCGAATTACTGGTATATTAATAGTACAAGTAGGTGAAATAAATTTATAAGTTCCATATGAACTATTAATTGCTCCCAAATAGTAATTTTTTCTATCAAATACCCATGGTGTTTTAATTCCTGCACCTAAATAGTATTGAATTCCACTGTCTAATTCAGTAAACATAACTGAATATGGGCCGATTGGCGAGCCTATAAAAGTTATAGTGGTTGGATTATTAAATGGATTAGGGGTTGCAGTTAATGAGTTTGCGCATGACGCTGTTGTTGTAGATGTGGTAGAGGTAGATGTAATTCCACCAGCATAGGCTTGAGTAGTTGTCGTGGTTGTATTAAGCTCAGGTACCGGTACGGAAATTGTATACGAACAGTTTGATGAATTTGTAAATACATATGTTCCAACAGTAGATGGAATACCTGAATAGTTTGGATTAGATAAGTTAAAATTCCAACCTAAGCTAATCATTGATCCAATTATTCCGGTTAAGTCGTGTACTCCTCCTAATGAATCGGTAAATACGACATTAAATGGCCCAGCTGGAGTTCCATAAAAAGTAATTTGAGTTGGTGCTAATACACTAGGTATTAAATAATTTATTAAATTAGGCGCACATGTAGTAGTTGTAGTTAAGTTAAGCGTAGTTGTTGTACTTGTTGAACTAGTCGTAGTTGTGATACTCTGGCCTTGAATTAAATAAAATGGACTAAATGAATCTACCTGTGCATAAATTAATCGGCTTGCATAGTTTGGAATATATAAATCTCCTGCAATATCTCCAACCTTAACGGTTTCATCAACTAGAACTGAATCAACCTCATGAAATATTTTAATTAAATTAAACTCGGCTTCACTTAGTGATTGAGGTACTTTAAATTTAACAATTGCTCCAGTTGGATAGATTCCAGTTGGATCGGATATTGTATATGATAATATTGTATTACTTAATGAATAACCGGTAGGTAAAGTGGCAGAGCCGGCGGTTAAATTAGGTATTTTACAAATAGTAATTGGGCCAGGCTCAGTTGGGGTTCCAATTATTTGAATAGTAAATTGATTCCAGGTAGTAGTAGAAGAACTTGCAATTCCGGTTATGCAAGTATAGCCAGTTTGTGAACAATATGGATCTTCTGTAAAATACCTTAGTGTAATTGTATCAGAAGTATCTAAATTAAATCCAGCAACCGATGGATTCCAACATAGTTGGTCAGTCACATCAACTTCATTAAAAGAAGAGGCTGTGACTCCTGAATCTTTACTTAAATAGGCCGGGGCAGTTAAGTCCGAATTTCCTACTGTAATTTGATGGCCATTAACAAATAATAAAAAACCAGTTGCAGCAAGCGGGGCTGGAAATAGAAATAAACCTTGAGGAGAAACAACCGAATTATCTGCACTAATAACATTAGCAGTGGCTGTCATTGAAACCTCCTGCATACACTTAGCAACTCCATTTGTTCCAGCAACTAGGGTCCAGCCGGTTGAATTTAACCAAACATAAATTCCTTCAGATTTAGAAAGTTGAGTACCGATATATACGAGTTCACCAGGAATACCTACACTTGGTAAAAGTCCAAAAACTCTTAATCTAACTCGTTTTGCATCAACTACATCCTCTAATATAATATTTTTAGAAATAATTGAGCCGCTTGGGTCTAATTCAATAACTTTTGGATAATTACCGCTTTCTAATTGAGCACCATATACCGAAAGTCCATTTCTAATATTTAAAGTATCGGCTGAAATTGTATTAATATCAACTGATACTGCATCAACTCCTTGTTGATAATTAATAGATACTAAAAATTCTCTAACGGCAGATGCAATTGCTGTAAAATTAAAGTTAGATAGTTCAACCATTGACGCTGTACTAACTGAACTTAATTTTTTAACTGAGGTAAGTTTAACTTGAACTGCCACGTTTATTAATTGGTATCTTTTTCTTTATTTATTATTGCTAATCGTATTATAACTTATCTGAATTATTGGATGGTGTATATGCTTTTATAAATTCTGTTTTTGAATCAACTTTACAGTTTAAACCAAGCGTGCCTGATCTAATAATACACTCATTTAAATCAGCATAAATAGGATATTCAGGTTTACTTTTAATATAGGTAAGGTCAATTCGGTTAACTCCATCTCTTTCAAATTGACAATTTTTAATATAACAATATCGTATATCATTACCGGTTATAATCTTACACTCTCTAATATGTGATGATCTTACTTTACTACCAAATAGGTTACAATTTGTGATTTCTCCTTCAATTGAACAATTTATAAAATCAATATTATTAATTGAAAATCCCTCTTTTAGTTTTGAGTCCTTTAATTGAAGGCGTTGGGCCGAAGTATCATAATTAATTAAGCCTTTTCGGAGATTACCAGTTGTAATTAACTCAAATATTTTTTCTTTAACATTGGCATAGTTAGCTTCAACAATTCGAGGATCATCTCTTAAGTCAATATATAGTTCAAGTTCAGGATATGATCTCTTAAATCCTTCAAATGTTTTAACTGAATTTATTAAATCAGTATGAACCTTTAATATATCATTTATTTTTCGGGTTTCATTTACTGAGTATTCATTATTGGTTTGTAAAACTGAATAGAGACTCTCTGCTATATAGTTAATTAGGTCAACTGACTCTTTTCGTTTATTTTGATAACCTTCACCGCCTGCATATCTAACTTCAAGATAATTATTTGATAACTTTGTAAAATTTAGACCAAAATATTTAGAATGTGGTAGGTTAAAATTACTGGGATTTGCTGGACCAGAATATAGCAAACTTTTTTCAGCAATAAATTTAGTTTTTGGATAAATATTTAATACTGAGTTTTTATAAATTCTTTGGGTCCTAGATTTCGCAGATGGCCACATTTCAAATATTTTAGCCTCATCTAAATTTAAAATATATTTAAATACATTTAGGGTCTGTAATTTACTTTTTAGCTCTAAAGCATCCTCATTTAATGAAATATTAATATGAATTCCTGTTCTTTCACTGGTAAATCCATGTTCTGCAATAAAATTAAAAACCTTAAACATTACATGAATTGCTTCATTATACGGCATTACTCCAGTAATAAGCTCATTCATTTTAAATCCGCCTGAAAAATCAGGTTCAATTTTAAATACGTTTTGAGATACCGGTTGACGTGAATGATATGATTCAGACCATTCTACCTTTTTACCAAGATATTTAGTTAATTTTTCAGAAAGTTCTTTTCTACTAGTTGGTGAAAAAAACTCGAATTCAAATCCAAGATTTACATTTTCAAATAGGTTTCGCTTGTTTATATCAGTATACATATCTTATAGTATTTATCTATTAATTCCAATAAATGGAATATTTAATCTAGGTCGGGCATTATCAATTATTGAAAGAACAGATTCATCCCTAATAAACAGTTGACTTACAATAAATTCATGATCTTCAGTCTGGATCATTGTATTAAATAGTCTAATATTTGCAATTGAATAATTAGCACTAGGAATTGACCAAGATGAAGTTGTATTAAAAGCAAAGGCTTGAGTTTTTACATAATGTGAATACACTGGAAGAATTTTATTAAAGTTTTTAATATTCGCAGGGTCCTGTCTTAGGGAGTACATATTAACCTCAAGTTGATTAAATTCAGATGAAATTGGAACAATTAGTGGATACCATTTTAAATATTCAATATTACCTACTGGAAATGAATATTGAGTTTCATTTATTTTGACATAAATGGTTAGATTAGGTACACCTGAGTTATCTACAATTGTGCCTGAGATGACTAATCCTTTTTGTGTATAATCATCATATCCTCTAAAAAATATCACATTCTGGGCAACCCTATTAAAGTTAACAATTGCGCTAAATGTCATATTTGGAGTATCAGTAGTTGAGGCTGGCTTTTTATAGACAATTGCATGCTCAGCCTGCTTAAGTTGAATTACATTAGCCGTGGCTACTAAATTTCTACGCTCAGTTGATTTTAGGCCAAGGTTTTTATAACCCTCAACCACTACATATTTACCAGAAGCAGTAAATGAATCTTTTGGGCCATTCATTTTAATTACCGCATTTTGGGTTGCATTAATTACAGCAGCATCACCAGTAACCAAATTGTTTGATAGCCAATTACTAAAAATATTACTGGATTCATATGCATAAACTTCATATGGAGAGGTTGTTGTCAATATTTGAGCAGAGGACGATGCAGATTCGGTTAATGTATAATTAACGAGTGCAGGCAATACTCCGCTCAGGTCATAATAATATTCAATTAGTGGAGAATAGTTAAAAGTAATATCTAAAATTTTATTTTTTATGTCTGGGTGTAATCTTTGTCTGGATTCATCAAACTTGGTAGAAATAGTAGAAAATTGCTGTTTGTTAAGTGCATCTTTTTTCTGAACTTCAGCCTCTGCTCCAAATAATTGCTCAGTCGATACAATAATATTATCTAAAAACGTTCGATCTGCGGCTTTCATAAACATATCAATATTTGGATTAAATTTAACCAGTTGGATTTTCCAATAGATTGGCTCTAGTCCAAATCCTCTATATAGATATGAACCCTGTATTTCGTACATTCTATTTACCAATGGAATAAATATGTAGTCGCGTTTTCTAGGCTGAGACTTTTTTCCAAAAATCATTTGAAAATAGGTATTATCAATATGAATTTCAAATGGTACATCCATTGCAAAATCAACTCCAAAATCAGTAAAGTTCGGCTTATTATCTGGGAATTTATTGTCAGGTACCAGTATTTTAATACACTGGCGGTCTGTTGTTTTAAATAAGGTATATTCTTTAAATATAAAATCAGTTCCTTCTCTATCTGGCTCAGTTTTAAAATAGATAACCTCATGCCCAAATAATTTATTGGTTTGAAAGCTTAATTCATGAGCAATTCCGATTGCTGTATTAATTTCATATGGTTTAAAGCTTGCTTCACGTTCGGCAATTAGGGCCGGACACTGTTCTGATGAACAATATGTGGTTGGTGTAAATAAATCAGCCTGTATTTTAGAACTCTTAACTCTAATTTTTATTTCATTTACAGCTAATGGGGTTGTGATTGCACTATACGTAGAGTCGTCATATTCATATTTAACCTCAAAGAAAATATTAGATTCTGAGAATGCTAAATCTGTTAAATTAGTTAAATTGTCTTCAGTAAATGAATACCATAGCGACCAGTTGGCCTTATCTGTTGAATATCTTAATTTTCTAATAAGGTAGGTTGAATTGGCTGAACCCAAGTCAATATCATCAACAAACCCAGTTATTTGAATTGCCTGCTCTAATGGTTCTCCGGTTGAAAAAATCCTGTAATTTTTACTGAAACTAATTGAATTTTTAGATACGTCTGGTATTATTTTATAAGCTACAATTTGCATTTAAACCATCTTTTTGTTATTTATCCCAGTGTTACCGGAAATACCTCTCAAATAAATAATAATAAACTGGGTTACTTTATGAAATCTCTAAACCCTAAACAAATACTTGACCCTACCTGGATCTGTCAAGCATATAAAGTCGACCTTGAATATTATACATATCTTCTTCTTGGGGCAAAACAGGCATATCTTAAAAATCTAGAACTTGGAAAATTTGATAATTTTTATGAAATTGTTTTTCACTATTTAAACATTAATACAATTATATCAGATGGTAAATTATATGATTCTGGTCTTAATGTGGTTAATACAAATATTAATTTATTATCAGTTATTTCCCAGCTTTCTCAAAAGACAGATAGTCTAGGTAAAGAAATTATCAAAGAAACTTCGTTAATTTTAGCAGAGACAATGACTGAATATTTAGAGAAACAGATATTAAGTTTAGAAAAAATACATTTTTATTTTAATAATTCCTGGATTCATAATCAAGACCGGGTTTATTTAGTGTGTAAAACGCTTGAGCCAGATCACTATGAAATTATTAAGTTAAATTTAAAAAGTACTAGAAATCTTGGATATTCGGTATCAGTAATGAAAACTATTAAATTACCTAATTTAAAAGAAAATAAATTTAAAGACCGACTATTAAAAGAGATGCCACTACTTAACGATTTTGATCCTGATAAAAATGTAATGGTAATTGGCGGCGGACTTAATATAGATCCAATAAACCGAATTTATTTAGCAAAAGATACAATTTTATTAAATCGAATTATGAATCAGTTGCATGGCTTTGATGCAAATGCTCTGTTAGATTTCCATAGACTATTGGAAAAGCAAAAGAGCATTCCATTTAAATTAAAGGTTTAAACGGCTTGCGTATGCCCAGTTAAATAACTACCGCTTATAACAACATCAATTGTATTACCGTTGGCTTCTGATTGATTATTAATGGTTAAAAAATCATAAATTGATACGTTTGAGCGTATTCCACTTACGTTATTTAAAAGGGTAGGATTTGCAGAATAACTTTTACGATTACCATATAGTCTAAGTTCAGGATAAACATTTTGAGTTCCCTGATCAGTTCTAACAATTTTTGCATAAATAGAAGATGGATCAATCGCTTCAAATGGATGAGTTGACTTGCCACTTGTTCCAACTCCGCCCGTTCCTCCAAAAGAATAGTCCATTGGGAAGGTTCTAATACACGCGGCTGTATTTGAAGTATTTCTTGGATTTAATGAAACCTTAAATTGCATATCTGCTGTTCCATAGCCGCTTTGGCCAGTTCCGTTAAGATCAGGAAAATGATTTGGTATTCCAGATATTGCAAGTTGATATTGTTCTCGACCGTAATAGTGATGCCAAGTACCAGATGGTGTATCATTCGCAATATTTCCAACATCTAATGCATCAATATTATCATATGAGGTAAATGCATTAAGCGGAGCCTGTGCACCACCGGCTGGATTGTCATCGCTCGGGGCTAAAGATGAAGTATTATTGATGTACCAATTTGATATTGAAAATTTAAGTGTAAATTGAATTAATTTTCCAATTTTTGTATAAATTCCATAGTTTTGACTAATAGTTGGAGAATTTGCACTTAATACACCAGAGCCGCTTGTTCTTAGAGCCTTAGGGCTGCCATTGTATAAATAGCTAATTGTTGGCACAAATGTACCTTCCTGATATTCGTCGAGAGTATTTGCATCACTGCTTGAATAGGTAGGAACTGTACCAGTAGAGGTTGCAAATGGAATGGCACTTGCTAATCTGGTATTTAAAATAGTAATTGCTGGATTGGCCTTAGTTCCTCCAATTCTAATAGAGTTACCGCTTGTCCCAGAATATAAACCTATATCGCCGCCACTATTTGTGCTTAGTACTATACTATCAGTGCCTGCACCTGGGGTAGCAGTTGATGAAATTGTAATAGCTGAATTTGAGGTAATTCCAGTAGTCGCCAATGTAATATTAGCAGATGAATTGGTTACAGTAATTGGTAATTTAGCAAATGTAATTGAAGTTAAGGTGTCTGTACCGTCTGAACTAATTATAGCCTTTTTTGTACTATTAGCAATATTAGTTGAGTCAAACCCTATTGCTAATTTAAATGGGCCTTCGCTAGATACTAAATGAATACCATCAACTCCAGAAATTGAACTTGTTTTAATGCTATCGCTTGCACTAGCCTCAGTTATTCCAGGATTTAACGTCATGGTAATTACTGAACCTGTACTATTAGTTGCAGAGGTTTTTTTATTAACTCTCCATTTCATTTTTGAGGTTAGGGCTGGTGTAGTTATTCCATCCGCTGCATGTAGATTAAAATCAGTTAGAATAACACTATTTCCACCAAAACTTCCACTAGTATCTGCCATTCTATATTTTCTAATTCTTAAATTTTGATAGGTTGGACTTACTACATAGGTTGAACTTGTACCAGCAGTTCCATGTAAACCCTCAGTCAATTCGTCAACTGACCCTAATTCAAGTTGATGTCTATATCCAATATTTCCAGAATATTGACTTGATTCGGTTGGTGCATCTGCGCTATTAAAAAATGAATATAGAGAAAGTAGTGAAGTATACGGAAAAACCTCATCGGTTAATGCATTACCTGCCCTAAGGGTAGTCGGCGTAACCGTATATCCATTAGTATCAGCACTACCTGCAATATAATATTTTACGGTATTTGCATCAAAATTAAAAAGTGTAGCTTGTGAATTTTGAGAAGTAGCGTCTGAGGCTTTCCAATTTGGAAAATTTGTAGTATAGTTTCCGCTGGTTCCAAGAGTAGTAATTCGGTCAATGCCATTTGAATTTCTAGTATTTACAATAAGTCTAGAAATAGCAGAACTGTTTATGCCAGTTTGCCATGAGACTGTGCCGGCTACCGAAACTGCATTAAATATATTACTAAAATTTGTAATAACTTCCCAATTTGTACCAGCTTCATTTTTTTTATAAATCGCAGTATCGCTAATGTAATAGTCGCCAACTACTGAATTTGCAGGCGAGCTTGCTCCTAGCGCTGAGGTTGATCCACTAGTAGATGACCAAATCACTGGACCATTTGTTCCAGGCAGGCCAGTTGGTCCAATTGGTCCAGCTGAACCGCTTGATCCAGTTTCTCCAGGTAGACCGCCTTGGCCTACACCTAGTGCAAGCAGCTGATTAAAATTAAAATTTAATTTAGATGAAATGTCTCCAGCACTATCGTTTGAAAATACTTCTTTTAGGTTGATGTTTATTGCCATTAAATATAGTTAATTTTTAATTTTGGAACTACGCTAAATCCTGAGCCATTTGGTATTAAGCCAGTTGGTATTGAGCCAGTTAATATTGCGGAACCTGTGTTATTTATTTGAATAAAATTTGAGTCTAGTGCATATCCGTTACTTACTAAATTATCATATGACACCTGAGAAAAATTAATAAACTTAGTATTAACAAAGGTATCATTTATAATTGGAGAATTGATTCCTTTTATATAAAATTCAGCAAGGTCTAGAGTATATAATTTAGATAAATTATCTTTACAATAATTTAAAAGATATTGTTCTTGGGTTAAAGTTCCAAAGACTAGAGGATCAGTAGTTAATATGCTATTTCCATCCTTTCTAAAAAATTTATTAAACTGGAACCTTAATCCATTTGTAATTAGGGCCTTTGAAATTATAAGCTCTAAGTTTATTTTAAGTCTAATTTCATTTTGGAATGTTGCATATATAATATCAACGGCTTGTCCATTTACCGTTAATTGTTTAAACTGAGCATCAGTTATTTCAAAATTAGTAGTAGTTACTTGAACTGCATTAAATGACTCAGCCGTAAGGCTCATTGGTAAATTAATAAGCTTTGAAACAAACGAATAGTCTTCGGTAATTCTTCTACTTCCAGGTATTAGAGTATAGTCAGTTTTAGTAGTATATAACCTATGATAATTAAAATCCCAACTACTAGATAGGGTATTATAACTTGTTTTATCAATAGGTGACTCATTAATTAATGGATATACTGGTAAATAAGTGTCAGAATCTTCAAAATCTAAAATTTTAGATTCAGCATATTTAACTAAATAAAATTCAGGTATAGTAAAGAAATTTTTAATCTCAGTATTAAAAAATACATTGGCTGCAGATAAATCAGTTGAGCCTAATTTAGAATTAAATTTAAAACCAGAAACCGGTTTATACACAATATCATATTCTCCAGAATATCTAAAAATCTCGTATGGAATAGAAACCGATTCTTTATGAATTACTCCGCCCATTAATTGTTGACTTGCAGTTTGAACAAACTCTGGACCAGTTGAAATAATTGTAGTTTTATTAACTTGATCAGCTTGCTCAATTGATATTTGTATTTGTTTACCAGGTAAAAGTTTTCCATCCATATATGATTCAAAGGAAATTAAATCGGAATTATTTAATAATAATTCACTAAAATTAGCAAAGGATAGATTCTTAAATAAATTTAAGAAGTAATTTTTACCACCAAATAGTTGAAATTGTTGAGTATTTAATAACCACTCAGGGGATGATCCACTTGGAAAATTTGATTTATTTAATGTAATCTGGTTAACTCCAGTAGAAGCATTGGTAACTACCGCAGGCTTTAATACAATAATATTTTGTGTACAGGTAATACCCCAATCTGGAACATGTGATGTGTTTGCAGTGGTTTGGCTACGCACGGATACGGTAAGTTTATAAAAATTTCCACTATTAGATACAGTCTCAGTTACCGAAGTAACCGCACCAATTAAATAATGAACCGTTGGTTGAGCAATAGCATATATTTTAACAATATCTCCAATTTTAAATTTAGACGGAAGAGTAAATGATTTAGTTATTACGCTTTGTCCAACATAGTTAATCGCTAAATTTAATTGACTAATAACGGTAGTGGTAGTAGTAGTTACACCACCGGCTAGCGTGGTAGTAGTTGTAGTACCAGAGGTAATAGATGGAATAACTTCACTTAGTATATCATAAATAACAGTAGGTGAATCGATTATTAATAAATTGTTATTTACAGTTTTAAGTGCATGGGTAGTTGCCCCAGATCGACTAATATCTAATGAGGTATTTGTTAAATTATTATTAAATTCTGCGCTGGTTTTTAATAATATTGAAATTTCACCAATTGAGTTAATAAACATTAATGGAGAAAACGCAGGTAGCGGTGCAATATCTCCATTAGTTGGAGTAGTTAGAGTTGAATGACTTGCACTACTTGGATTAATAAATTCCTCTAATTTAAAATAGTTTTTGGGAAGATTTTTAAGATTTGCACCAGGTATAAAATAGCCATTCTCAGTTAACTTCATTGAACCTGGGCTTAAATCAACCCCAACTGCAAGCTTAACCGTTGAAAAGGCAGAGGCTGTTGTATTATATTTTTTATCGGTGGCTGCATATAAAAAGGCATAGGTTAAATTAGAGACACCATTTGAATTAAATGAAATTCTATAATCTCCAAATATTGATAATAGAGCCGGCTTAACTATATTTAGGTTTAATTTGCTTAATCCAGTTAAGGTTGGAGGAAATCCAATTGATCGATAGTCAACCACTTTAACTAAATAAATTACAGACTTTGGTTCAGGTAACGGTAAATTAGATGGTCCATATATACCTGGACTAATTGCAGTAGATATGTATGCTGGCAATATTTTACTTGTGTCAAATTTTTGATCAAGATTTTTATTATTGACTGAGCCGTTTGTAATATTACCTGACTCTATTTCATTAAATAATTTACTTTCAGAAAATGCAAGAATAATGCTATGTGTGTCTGTATATTTAACTAACGCGGTTTCGCCAGCCTTTGGTACATATACTCCATTAACTCTATCATTAACGATCGACTCTCCAGTTATTGCATCAGTAACCGTTGCCCCAGTAAATGCCTCTATTAAATCTAAATAGTAATTATTGGTATATAATTTTTTAACTGGATCTGGTGAAGTTACATCAACGATTGTGTCAATTTGAAAACTACTAATTTGATCCTCAGTGATGAGACCATTACCCGTTAATATATTACTTTGGTCAACTCGATTATCCCTAGCAAAGTCAGAGTCAGTTGGAATAGACAATAATTCGTTACTAATTTTTGAAATATCACCAAGCGCAACTTCAATCAATATTAATATTGACTTTGCATTAATATTTTCAATAACCCTATATTTAATTGGAGATTGTGGATTTATTAAATCCTCAGGTACAGGTTTTAATAAAATACTAAAATTATAGTCTTCAAATCGGGTAGTTCCAGGTAAAACTAAACCTTCCTTATCTAATTCTGAAAATTTAAATTGTATTCCATTAAATAGTGTATTATATTGACGGCTAAATGAATTATTCATTAATTTAGAATATCTAAACTGTGGAAAATCTAATTCAATATTATCAAGAGTTGGAACGTATGTAAAATATTTTTCAAAATAAGAAGCCTCACTAATTAATAAATTAATATCTAATGGAGAATTAAAATAGTAATAATTTTCTTTAAGTAGGTCAATATTACTTGAATAGTTAAAATCAGATTCAATATAAAACCATTCATGTGTTAGCTTTTCAGCATTTGGTGACTTTTCTCTATGTGATGGTCCAAAATTATCTTTTCCAAATAAAATATCAGAATTTAATCGGTACGGATTGCCTCTAGCATCGGTTGAGTCAATGATTCCCCATTTTGAAATATACGGAATAATTTTACTATCATTTGCAAATTCAGTTGAATAATTCTCTAAGTATGCAGCATATTCACTAATTAAATTGTTAGTTTTAAATTTTTCTTTATATTGATAGGTTGTTGAATTTGGGTCCGGCGCACTATGGTCTGCTCCAAATCCAAAAAATCCAGTAAAATTTTGAAAGTTTTGATCCTGATCTAGTATTGCAATATCAAGACGTTGAGCTGCCTGGTTTTGAGGAATTAAATTGGTTTGAATTAATATTACATTTCCAGAAAGTACAGAATATTTATGTAAACCCAATAGGCTTTGTGAAATATATTGTGTTGAACCTACGGATATAGTATATTGAGTTTCGTTTACTAAAATTATACCTGAACCAATTGCTCTATATACATATTTAGTAAAATCTAAAATAGCAATATCTTTAGGTATATAATAATATTGATATAAATCAATTTCTGGTATTTTAGAATATTGAGTTGAATGATATTCAAAATTAAAATCCTTAATTTCAAACATTGATAAAATACCTAACTTAGGTTTTACAATTTTTCTAAGTTCAATTGAATTATAGGTGATTTGAACTTCTTCGTTATCTTCTAGTATTAACGTTGCGGTATTTAAATAATTAGAAAGAGTTGACTCAGTTAATTTAGAATTAAGTATGGACGTAGAATTACATATTCTATTAATTTTAGACCAGTCAGTTGCGGTTTTAACAATTATATTAGGTAATTCAGCTTTTATATTTTCAATATTAGCAAATGATATTACTGGCTGGTTCATCTTTGCAAATCCTCCATCCGCATATACAATATCTGCAGTATTTTTTCCATTTATATAGATGCGTGAGGTTGGTGATATATATTTAATTGCTAAGTCTGGATAACTATGACCTGGCTCAGAGACTTGTATAAAAACACTGTTTGTAATACTTGAACCTAATAGAGTTGTATTAGTAAAGTTGTTTACAATTGTTGCAATGGTTTGGGCTAATTGCGTTAAATCCGTAAACCCTACTGAATTAATTTCAGCATTATTAATATTTACATATATTCTAGAACCTAATACTCCTGGTATATATGAATTTCCATTCCATATCCATTTAGATCCATTTATACTTGATTTATACTGAGTACCAATTAATTCTGATGTATTTGGGCTAAATGTTGGTGATCCACTATTTGGATCAGATGTATTAAAATTAACAATTGAGATGGTTGGATACTCTAAAGAATATTTAGTATCTACACTTGTAAAATAGTTATTTACAAATACAATATCATCGTATTTACTATGTGATTCACTATTATTAAATATTGAACCAGCTGGATGATATATTCTTAATACATCTAAGTGGGCTGGTATGCTATTAATTGTTATTGAAACTGCTGCTCGTGTATCTAATGAATACTTAACTGCCGGTTCTTGAGAAAATAAGTCCCCTGCGCCAAACGTTTTGCCTATATCAAATGAGGTATCATCTACTGAAAATATTACGGTTTGACCCGTTTGGCTAAAGGTAGGTATTGAATAATTTGGAGCTTTTATATTTAATAAGTGTAATTCTCGGTCTTTTGTTTTTAAATATGGAAAATATAATAGGTCTTTATTTGATAGGGCTGAGTTTAAATAACTTAAATCAGACTCTACATTAGTTCCTCTAAGTACAACTCCATTCTGATTAGTTAAATTATATGAAATTGTATCAGACTGTTTGTAGATAGTCATTAGCGAATTTAAATTATCCTCAGTTGCATTATACATTGCTGGAATATCAATATCAAATTCTTCAAGATCAATTGAATTACAGTATATTCCAAAATATCTATTAATTTCATATTCTGGAGATATTAAATCGTTAAATAAAAATTCTAAATTTAATATTCTTGGATAAATTAAATTATTATTTTCAAAACCACTAATTATATTTTTTTCAAGTCTTAATTGAGGAATTGATCTATTTAAATTTAACAAAAGCGGTATTTCAGTATATGTACCAGACGTAATTGAAAGACCTCGATATGTTGAATTTGCATCGTTTTTAAAATTAATATATAATGGGTTTTTGTTATACTGTTTATCAAGTTGAATTCTTCTAATATATTTTCCAATATTAGTAGTTTCATCTATTAAAATAGTCTCAACCGCTTTTGCATTTTTAAAAAGATCAAGTGCAAAATCTGATTTACTGAAATTAGGATCTGCAAGTTTAGATTTCCATTCGCCTACTGTATAGTTTGATGCTCCAGGTATTTTAAAAATAACAAAATATTCAGGTAAAACTTTATCTAAATATAATGGTGCAAAATAACTAAATTTTTCATCATATAATCTTGAGGTTAAATACTTTGCACCACTAGAATATAAATCAAAATCATATTGATCTTTTAAATTGCTTGCAACCGAATCAGTGTTAATTGTTGACCCTAGTGCAAATGAAATATTTGATGGAGTATTTCCATAATCATAAAACTTATATATATTAACTGGGTGATTTGAGTTTGGATTTACTCTAAACTTTTTGTATTTTCGATTAGCCAATTCATTAGTTGCATCGATTGAATTTAACCAAAGATCACCAGCTGAGTCAACGGTAAGTTTAACGTTTGAAGTTAATTTAGGGTTAGTTCTAATTAATCCAAAGCTTACATTACGGTCCGCTAATTTAGTATATGAAATATTCGTAGACAATCTTTAATTAATTATTTTATCCTCCAACTACTGCGACTAAATCACTTTGACTAATTGCGCCAGATTGTGCAATTTGAGAAAGTGGAGTAACTGATGCAGTTTCACTTTGATACTTTACTGTTGCTAAAATGTCAAAAGAAAAGGTTTCATCTTTTAAATAAATATCTAATCCTAACTTTTTAGAATATTTAATATTTGTTAAGCTTATTTCTGGTCTATTTCCACCAACATTTGCTAAATAGTCAGAAACTCGATATTGAAATTTTAATGGTATTTGAATAGAATTAGCTGAGCCAAATTCAACAGTCCTCTTTGTTATAGTTGGGCTAACTGCATTTGATCCAATTGCTTGATATGAACCTGGTGAAATGAATAGATATGCACCGCAGGTATATTTGCCTATTAAATATTTGTCATTATCAATAAATGAAGTTTTTATAGGGCAGTTAATTTCTTTAAACGTTCGAGTTTGTCCAGAAATAGAAGGTGCTACTGGTAATCTATATGCAGATTGTTGAAAATATCTTGCGCCTAATGCATTCAATATTTCATTTTCGCTTGTTTCAAAATGAACTGCATGGCTAAACGGTAAAGTTTTTTGACTTGTTACAGTTGACAGGCTAGTAGGTCTATAAATTTGGTTCCAATTGTTATTGAATGCTCCATTTAATTTAATGTCTGGGTGATCGGTTGATATACAAAATTCCGATAATAGTCCTCCACCGACTGGCGCTCCACTCACGTCTAGTGTTCCATTCCAAACATTTGAATTTGTTGATAATTGATAGCTTGTGGTATTTTTTTGAATAGTGAAGCTAGATAAGGTTGGATCAAATGGAAGATAGTGGCCTAGTGCATATGGAACAGTTGTTCCATTTATTGTGTTTCCTCGATAGTCATAGTTAATGTACCCAGTATCAGTAGTATTATACGAAATATTATTTGGATCTTGGGCAGTTATTGCAAGTCTATCACCTTCTATTAAATTATTACTTAGATCTACTGATTGTGCTCTATTATAAATTATTTGGCCTTTTACTTGAGAAGACTGATAGCCATTGGTGTTTGTAAAACCTCCAATTGTTCCAATTACCGCTGAATTAATTACAAGAGGAGCAAGATCATATCTTAATGAGGTATGGTATGGTTCAGATGGTGAATTTATTGGGTTTGATAGTGTTGCAATTTGACCAAGTGCGCCAGTCAATGCTGATATCAATTGAAGTGCGGTTTGTGAAGTATTTTCTAATTGAATGGTATACTGTCTTGTGATTACTTTGCCGTGTTCATAGATACCACCATTTTGAATTTGATCTTTATAATTACCTGCATTAAGTTCAATAGTTTGACCATTAGTTACAGTAATTTGATTATTGGCTCCGTCTATTATACTTACCTTCAATGTGCCAGTTCCGCTAGCTAACGTTGCTTGAATAGACTCAAGTGTATTGGATATTGTTTGTAATTTTGAAAAAAGATTTATAATTCCTCCGCCTGTTGAAAAGAACCCGCTAGCAATGTCTTCTGCTCTATGCGCATAATACTTATCTGCACTACTAAATGCAGTACCTAAGTGTAGGTCTAATCCTTGCGCGCCTAATTCCGTTTTAAAATTAATTTTAGCTTCCTCTGCAAATATTCTTTGCGAAACTACGCTGGCATCTTCAATAACTGTAAGATTTTCTGGAAATGAAATTTGAATAATATTAGACCAGGCTGATTCAATTGGAGAATCCGGCCAACCTGCTTCAGATAAACTTTTTATCTGTATTTCAATTATTTCGCCTTTGCCTATTGGTATTTCTAATTGATTACTATTTACAATATCTGGATTTACGATATCTTCAACGGCCCATTGATAAAAACCAGTAACTGGATTATACTCTTTAGACCTAGCTTTAGTTAGAAATTCTTTATATGCAGAAATTACGCCAATTGCATTTGATCCAGTTGTACTGGCCACACGGGTTGGAGTAGTAGCAGCAGATTGACCTGACCGATTCAATATTTTATATCTAACTTTAAATTGAACAATTTCTTGAAAACCATATCCATCAGGCGATTCGGTGGCTGCTGGAATTGACCACATTCCTTTAACTGAATAAGCTGGAGGTTTAATTAGAGTCGGTACGGTTGAAATTGCAGTAGTAATTGTTGAAATTGTACTTGAATATTGAGTACTTAACGTAGCTCTTTGCGCAGTTAGTGTTGTTAATTCTAAAGTTTTTTGGGCTTTAGCCGCAGCCGTTAATTGAGAATTTGTATTTATTTCATTTCGTAAGCTATTAATTTGAGAATCCTTTTCTCTAATTTGTGTTTTAACTGTCTCTAGTGATGAAATACTTGCTTTTACACTATTAACGTCATCATCCTGTTTAATATGATCATTATCTTGAACCACCACAAAGTTAGTATTAACTAGTGTTGGTGCAATTGGTGTAACTCCAATTGATGCTGGTATTTTCTTTTCTTTTGAATATTCAGTAAATAATAAACTAAAATCTGATATAAAGCTTTGGTAATATTTAGATAAGGTAATATTGGGTCCAGTGGCTTGGGCTATTGTTAATTCATTTGTGTATAGGCCAATTCCTTGAGAATATTGTGAAGTTGTTTGTTTTAATCTTGTACTAATTGGTCTAAAGAAAATTATTTGACGTTCATTAAATCCAACATTTACTTGAAGGTTATTACTAATTAAAAGATCAGGTTTTATTGAAAGAGTTGAGCCAACACCTTCAGTTGTAATTGCCTGATTGCCATATATTTTAGTTAATATTACTGAATTTGTGGTAGGATTTATTGAGTTAATTTTATATTCCGAATTATCGCTAGTTATTAATATATCATTAATAGCTAAGGTTTCTTGCATAGGGTTATCTAAGCCATCTATATATTTAGAATATCGAATAGTATCTAATGTATAACTATTTGTTGTAATAATAGAAGATGCAATGATGTCAGTTGTAGAAACACGAGCTGTGTTTATTCCAATAATTTGAAAATTCCCAGAGTTTCTACTACGAGCTGGCGGTAGACTTTGTTCGTTTACATCAATTGTGTATCCAATTGAATTGGCTGTTAAATCAGCAAGTGCAGTAGTATATAGTATATTAGTTTGACCTTTATATACAGTATCAAAATAAGCAAAATTATCTAATGTATTTAGTATAATAACTCGAGTTATTTCAAATTTATCAACATCAGATGTTATAATATTACTAACATCTAAGTCAATATAAATTAATGGACTTAAAAATGATTCAAAAAACCAATTTGTTTTTACATTAAAATATTCTGGCTTTACAAGAGACTTTGATGAAACTGCATTTAAATCTTTTATAACAGAGGCTATGTCTTGTAGTTCAAAACTTTTAGTTACTCCATTAGAGGTAACTGTGATTCTATTACCATTTGCACCTAGTAGAGAATTAAATTTACTATCAATATCATTTACTTTTCTTATTAAGCCTGCATGGGATGCAACCTGAATAGGTGCACTGGTTGTTCCGTTTGCTAATGTTTGAGTAAATGTTACAGTAGGATTCGGTGTTGTTAACATTTCATTGAGTTTAATTAAAAACTCTTGCATATTATTAATATCAACTCCGAGTTCAGCTAAAAAGTCGGATAGGGTTGTGTTATCAGCCATTTAAATTATCTTATTATTTTATCAACTTGAAATGTTAAGTTTTGTGAATTAATACACGTAATCTCAACAATAGGTCTTCCAGTTCTACCATATGATATTGGAAAATCAGATGCGGTTAATGTAGCAATGGTTACACCGTAATTACTCTTAACATCTGTTTTTATTTTAATATTATAGTTAGTTGGTATTATTTGAGAATCAAATACAATTTTTAAAACTTGACCATTTTTCCAAAAATTTAGTGAATTATTTATTCTAATCTCAAAATCTGAAGATAGGCTAAATACTAATCCACTACTATGTTTTATATAGGTATTTGAGGTACCTAATGATTCAGTAAATATATTTGAAGTGCTTGATGCTAAATTAATGTCAACTATTTTTGAATAGGCTTGTACAGTTGACGAAATTGTTAATCGCTGTGGAACTGTTTTATCCAATTCAATACCTTGACCTGGTTTAAATGGTTCTAGATCATAACTGGTAGATAAAGAGCTTTTGCCAGTAATAAAATTATTTAATCTAAGATTTAGACTTGTAATTAAATTAGTAATTGATGATGAGTTTTCAAAAGCAGAGGTTGAGGCAGACACTGTTTGTTCTAATCTGCTTAGTCTAGTGCTTAATTCAGTTAATCCATTTGTATTTAATATAGCAGCAGTAGCTGCTTCTAAATCAATTTTTAAATTAGAAAGTTCTACTAATTTATCATTAAATTTAGTTTTTAATTTACTAAATTCAGTTAATACATCAAGAAACATATCTAATCCAAATGTGGTAAAGTCATTTATCGATCTTTCAACTGCAACATCTTCAATTGATGTATCAAATTTAAGATTTATTTTATAGGCAAAAGCATTACCGTTAGTTCGGTTAATTACATTTGGCTTTTCTTTAGTTATTGTTGGAATAATAAAATTAATACCAGTTTGTTCTATCTTGTTTAAAAAATAGACACCATATAAGTTAGTTTCACTAATTGATGGATCAATAGGATCGTATACATCATAATAAACAAGAATTGCATTAAATTCAAAATCTGCATTTGAAACTGAGTCTGCTAATTGAGCAAAACTTTTAATATCTGGATTAGCCGCGGCTACTTGATAATTTGATAATTTAAAATCAATAACTACTCCATCTAGGGTTGATCTTAAATATTCAACATCTAGGTTAGTAGAGGGATATTCCTTATAAATTTTTTGAGTTTTAAATTGTGATGATGCGGATACCCCATTGTATGTTCCTTTTCCTATTTTGGCACCATAATATGCAGCCTTATCTGTATGATAACCATTTAATAATTGGTTTGATCCCCACCAATAACCTATTCCAGTAGGGTTAGTATTTAAAATATAATTATTAGCAGAATCTAACCAGTCAGGAATTTCGGTATTCCACGCAATATTGGTATTAACTACGTCAGATATTCCATGATTAACTAAATCTGAATCTAGATCATAATATGCGCGTAAATGCATTCCAGAATATGGATGAGTATCGTTATAGTGTCGGCCATTTAAATATTCTACATCTAATGGATCACCGGGAGAATTCATAATAAGCATATCCGGATGATAGTTATGATCCGCGATTGAATTAAATAAAATAGTTGGAGTAGTACCTACTGTTGTTGGTACATGAATATAAATTTCACTATATGAATTATCTTTATTACGAACTGAATTAATTACATCAATATCTGCAATATATTTAACTACTCGGTTATAGGTTGTGCTACCAGCATCTCCCCAATCCTCAGCCCACCGGGCTTCGCTAGCTGACAACCCTGAACGCAACCCTGAAATTGCTTCGCCAACAGCAGCGTCTCTCCATCTAATTGCGCCTAACTCCTTTAACCATTTAAAAAAAACTCTTTCCGATACGTTTAACTTCTCTTCTCTTTTATATGCAGCTTGTGAAATTAATAAACTCTCAAAGTTAAGAGCATAATTTTGAAAACTAAGGGCTAAATTTATATTTTGATTTGCACTTAATCCTTCTAATAATGGAGACTCGCCAAGAGCTAAAAACTGAACATTATTATCAGTAGCCAATGTGGTAGGTATTCCAATTTCAGGAATACGTAAAAGTGCAAATTTAGAAAATTTAAACTTATTAGTATTATTAAAAGTTAAGGTTAAATCCTCAAGCGAACTTTGAAATGTATAAAACATTCCTTTTTGTGTCTGAATTGGTTTTATTAGTGGAGCAACTGCCATTTATAGTTAGATTAGTTTTATTAGTTTATAATAGCAATATTATTACTATTTGTAACTGTGTAATATGAAAAATTAGTTGAGTGTTCAGTTTTTGTAAAACTTACACTTGTTGCTCTAGGTTTAGGTATAGCCGCGGCTTGAACATTCCTATTATAAAGCCGAACGTATTGTAGATATGGTGATGTAGCAGTTAGTGCAGTAATTGCACCGGTCACTGTGGTTGGAAGAGATGGCCATAGTGCACCATTTATATAACCAGATTTTAAGGCTGAAGCTCCTGCGCTGGCAGTTTGTGTAAAACCTGATATAATATTAATAGCTGCAGCGGTACCTGATGCAACTTGGGCTTGAGGCCAAGTTGATGTGCTTATTTCAACATTACTATTATTAAGTAAGTTATTTAAAATAATAGTAAAGGTTTGACCTGCAACTGGTCTACTTGTAGTTGATGTAAAATCTTCATGTAATAGTAAATAAATTGGATTGGTTGCAGCTAGGGTAAATGCAGCCGGAGTTTTTAAATTAATATATATAAACTGAGGATCTGTTTTTGAAAGTGTTAAATTTGCGTATAGTGCACTACTAGAAGTTGGAGTTGTAATGGCTGATGTTAACTCGAGCAGTCTAACGGTACCTACTGTATCAAAGTCAGTATTATAACTTTGAACCGCTGCCTGTTTTTTAATATTAACTTCTCCATAAAAATTTGCACTAATCGGTGTAGTTGCATCGCCTACGTGTAAACCTCTATCTACAATACCAGATCCGCCAGATGTTGGAAAGCTAACTGCTGCGTTTCCTACAGTCGTTCCAATAACAACTGATGGTGTTAATACTTTAGAACCAGCCGCTAATGAGGTTAAGGTTTTGGTAAAGTTTATATTATCCGCTAAGAATGCTGAGGTTCCAGCCGTCTGAGTTAAACTTGCAATTGTACCAGAAGTACCAGAAGTACCGCTTTTAAATAATAATTGATTTGAAATAACTGCATCATTGGTATATAATTGTTGAATTGGAATATCAACACCAATATATTTATTTACTAAATCAATTTGAAGAGTATTAATAATATCTTCTACTTTGGATTTAACAATTATATTATTTGCATTAACTATTAATCTCATATCTGAGATAAAAGTTGTCTCCAATAATGAAGATGTGTTTAGGGTTGTTTCGGTAAATGCCATTTTTTATTTATTTTTTCTTTATTATTTATTAAGCATATATTAACTATGCTCTATTTTATACTTTCTAATGTTTAATTGTTTTTCAATATAGTTTTTATACTCACTTGGGGTAACTAGGGTTGATACTATAATACTAGAAGTTGAAATTGAGTGATTTCCTCTAGTGTCAACTGAGTCAATATCAAGCGTATAAGTACCAGGTTTAGTAAATCTCCATATAAAATATGAAGTTGAAATAACTTTTACAATAAGTTGGCCATTTAAGTTTAAAGTCCATACAGTTTCAATATTTGAAACTAAGTTCGCAATAGTAATAAAAATAGGATGATGTAATGGAACAATTAATGAACCGTATGTTAATTTAATATTACTTAAATTAAATGAATTTTCATCATAGTTTGATGGTAAATAACCTGTTTGACTTGCTGGAATAGACGATGGGCTAGTTTCTGAATTATCATATTTAACAAAGTCTTTATCAATCCAATAATTAATATTGGATGCAGCCGCTGGAGTATATGGGTTTAAGGTCTGCAGACAATCGGCAAACGGGCAGTCTAAAAATAGCAAGTCTTCATCAATTCGTAACTTTACTTGTGATAAATTCTGTTGAATTTTATTAAGTTCAGTTTGGTTAAATACTGAGGCTGGTTTATTAAATGTGTATACTGTATCAATTAAAAATAGGTTAAAATCAGATAGGATGCCTGCTCCGTGAGCTTCATCAATTATAATAACCGTTTGGCCAACTGTCATTTGAGTAATAGTTCCTTCTATATAGTCGCCATTGTCATTTTGAATTCTTAATCGGTCCCCTACTGCTAAATAGGTATTGCCATATAGAGTCTCAGAACCGCCAAAGTCGGTTAAGGTATATTCTCCATCGGTTATTGCCGGTACAGGTACACTAGATGGGCCGTATACCGTTTGGGGTAAACTAGATGGGCCGTATACTAATGGATCAGTTGATGATATTGTTAAATTAGCAGAACTTGGAGTCCATTTATTTAGGCTTGAATCTAATCCAGTTACAATAGATATTAATTTAATAATTGAATGATTTTGCGGATCCTGATAGTTAGCGGTTGCTTTTATTCGGCTAAGAGGAAGTGCGCTAGGCCCTACTATTGTTTCAATTATTTTATATGAATAATTAGATAAGCCAGCTTCAGAAGTATTTTGTAAATAGTTTAATAGCTCTTCAATTGTTGGATTAGCGAGTGTAGTTAAATTAATTTCATCAAATCCACCAAATTTAATTGCTACTAAATTTGAGTTTAAATTATATTGATAATCTTCGCCTCTTAGCGTAATATAGAATCCATCTAATTGATCGGCAGTCAATCCAAAATTACTAAAGTTAACATGGTATAGATCTCCAAGGCTAACAGTTAAATAATTAGAAATAGTGGCCTGTCCATTAGCTGAACCTGTTCCCCAATTATTTTTAATTGTGTCAGTTGATTGAGAATATGGAATTAATGAATTTTTTGTATTTGAAAGTTTAATATCATTATGGTTTGAGCCTACTCCATAATAATTAGAGTAGGTATTCCAATCTAAATAGTGATTTGAAATTGAAGATAGGCCGGCGTTTATTACATTTGCATATGGATAATATAATGGGCTATCTGCCAAGTCTCCAATTGTTATATTATGTAAATTCTTAAAATCATATCTAAATTTATCAGGTATTTTAGTAAAAACTTGGATAAGAGGTTGGTCTGGAGAAACTGTAAGTTTTTTAAATTTAATAGAGACTGCCCCTGACATGTCATGAGCTCTAACCTCAATTGTATATTCTCCAGTATGTGGTAATATGTGAGGAATTTTATTAGTACCAATAGTACTGGTTCTCCATTCAAATCTATAATTTTGAGGACCTGTTATAATCCATTCAATTTCATAAACATTTTTATATTTAAGATTACCGATTGTAAAGTGTCTATCAATTAATTGTACGGTCCAGCCGGTGAGTGTACCTTCTCCATTATAAGAATATACATCAATTATTATTGTATTACCCGACATGCTAGGCGGGTTTATTTCAGTAATTCGGCCTATCATATAATTAGTATAATTAGCTGATTGATATACTTTAATATAGTCGCCTACTGCAAACGGCTGTATGGTTGCACAACTAAAATATTTAAGGCCGGTACCGATTGTATTTGTACTCGATGAAGTGGTTGCGGCTACTGTTATAAAATCAATAAATTGTATTCCATCTAACTGTTGTAGTGTTAAATCTGGAACATATGCCTCTAATACAATTGGGCACCCTATTTTATCTGAAGTATCATCGCCCTGATCTAATGGGCTTACACTATTTGGATATTCAAAAATAAATGATTTAATTGTTGAATAGTAGTCTGATATTGCTTGGATTAAGGTATCCTTTTTATCAACCGAATAATATTGGCTTTCATCGTACGGATCAGTTAGTCCTAAATTAAATGATGTTTCTGGAAATATTGAAATTCCATTAGCCTTACGATACAGGGATTTAATGTCTCTAATTTTTAAATAGTTAGAATTTGCATTTTGAATTGTATCTACTGTATTATTACTAGGTACAAACGCACCATTAAACGATATTAAATTATTTGCACTAATTGTATGGTTAAAGCTTGAAACATAGTCAGGCGGTTCAATTATATTAATTTGGTATTCATCGCTAAGACTAAATGATTCAATTGTGGTTTCGTCTATCCAATATCGAATATTAAATTTTTCAAAATAGATAAATTCTCCTATAATATCTTTAATTACAACATTGATTGGTATAATTTCATCTTTTAATTTTACAACAACCCCATATAATTTAAAAAATATTTCATTTACTGTAAAATCCGTAGTTGTAATAACATTAGGTAAGCCATCGTCGTCATATGTATCTCCAGCTTTTGAAAATTGATAGGCTAAAGCAAGAAATTCTGTTTTTTCAAATTTACTGCCAGTTTTTATTTGATTATTGGTATCAACTAAATCAAGAGTATCGTCCTCGGTGATATTTAATAAATCAGTAATATCAACCATTGCAAATTTAGTATAATAAGGAGATCGTGTATCAATATCTTTCCAATACTCCTTTACTCTTAATACGTCACGATAACCCATTAAGCTAAGTATATTTAATAAACCCTTATAGGTTCCAATATACGGATAGATTTGATCGCGGTTTACAAGTATTAATTTTCTAATTGCATTAAGCTCTTTATAATCAACTAATCCTTCTTTTAAATCATAATCTTTTAATAGTAGAGCATCTTGTCTATTAAATTTAATTCCAAAGTTAGCTAACCATATCCGAAGTCTCTCATCTTCGCCCTCTCCTTCTCCATAAAACGTGAGCTCTAATACTAGGGTTGAGGTAGTTGTTGTTTTATAATAAATTTGTAAAACTCTAGCATATGCAATTTCATCAGATGGAGTAAATGCAATATTTAACTGTAATGGATAGGTTAAAGCAAGGGTTCCAGTCTGTCCAAAATCACTATGGTTAATTGTAAGGTACTCCTGTTTATCAAGATAGTTATAGGCAGCAGAACCAGTTCCTTGGACTAATACATTAAATAAAAATAAATTAGTTTTATTATTTGCAGTTTTCCATTTTACCTCAAAGCTTGAACCTGATTCCATTTTAGGAAAGGTATACACTCCATTGGTATTTTCTAAAATAAAAATATTGGAGCAATCGTATAGTTCCAGTGATATTGGTAAAAAATAGTCGGCGCCTTCCCAGTTTCCAGAACTGGTTTGGCCGAAGTTATAAGATTCACCATTTTTATCAAAAAATACTAGATTATCAATATTCATTTTTATTATTAGAGTACTTTGGGTTATTTATCAAAACATTTATGCCGATTAGATTTAAAAGCGCCAGTAATAGGAGTTATTGACTGCCGGTAATAAATGATTAAATTGTATAAATTTCAGAGTCTCCGCTAAAACTTAAAGATACAAATTCAACCTTTTCGCCTTTACCTATATGTTTATGAATCTTTTTATATTCTTTAGCATATCCATTTTTTGCAATTTGTGTAAAATAGGCAAATGCATTATTTGATTTTTCTTCATTAAAATTTCTCCAATATCTTAAAAGGTCAAGCAGAGCTGACTGAATACAGTCCTCGCGATCTAATGGATTTGAAAATGTTAATTTTAAAATAGCCCGGTTTGCAAGTAGTATAAAGTAGTTAATTGCAATTGGTGAAAGTTCTCCAGCTGTGTGCTGATAACCTGTTTCTGCATTTAGTCTGCCGTGTTTGCACCTAATAATTTCATTGGTAAAGTCTCTATTATTAATATAGTATTTACTCTGTTTTGCTTTACTCTTGGGTTTAATAGGTTCTTCAGCCATATTAGTTGGGTTCTTTTAGTGATTCGTATATTTTAAGTACAGCTAAATACGAGTCAATCATATCCATAAATGGAGATTTAACGTCTTGGCCTTTAAGTATTTGGTCATTATATTTATTTATTGAATTATGTAGATCGCTGCCTATTGCTAATTTAGGTGAATTTTTAAAAATTTCATAAATATCAAATTTACAGGCATTACCTTTTGCACCAATTGCATTTTTAAGTTCTCCAGGTGAAAATATAAACAGTTTTTCAGCATGACCAGTTAATAATCTATCTAAAATTGACTTTCTTAACATACCCGTAGACTGGGCAATATCGATAAGGGCATTGCCTTGCGCCCCATATGCAATTCCTTCAATAGAAACTATTACTCTATCGTCAGTTTTCACTTGGGCTAGTATTTCTGTCACAAGACTGTCTACTAGGGTTGAATAATTTGATAATTTTGACCTTTCAATTGCAGAATAAGTAGCATGGTTCTTTTCTCTACTTGGCAAATGAATAAATTTAATAGATTTATACTCTAACTCAATATCGTCTAGAAACTTTTTATGAACTTTAGTGGTTTTAGTATTGACGCAGGCAATCCAGTTGAAACTTTTGAAGTCTCTACTGATGCAAACTGCTGGAAATTGTATTGAAAAGTCTATTCCTATTACTAACAAGATTCATACGAGTCATTTTACATATTCTACTAGTAAAAAAAATAGAGTTTTCAGAAAAATAATTAAAACTATTTAAATAGTTACTGTAAAAAAAGGGTGTTGGGTGGGTATAGAGCCTTAGATTCTTAGTCTACTTATTCTTTTTAATTATAATTATAAAGATAATTAGTTTCTTAGCTTCCTAGGTACCTTAGAGGCCTATTTCTGAAAATCTTAGTATATTTTTATTAATTAATCTAATTTTAAATTAAAAATATGTTTGATCCACATCAACTTGAGAAAATGGTATTTTTTGATATCGAAACATCAGGTTCTAAATCTGACCTTTCACAATTATCATCAAAAATGCAAGATCTATGGGAAAACAGGGCTGAATTATTGAGAAATCAGTTGGCTCTTAAATATCCTGACAATATTGGTAAGTCTTCGTCAGACCTTTTTAAAGATAAGGCAGCCCTGCATGCTGAATTTGGTAGAATTGTATGTATTTCATTTGGTAAAATAAAATTTAATGAAACCGGCGAGCCTGTTGCACAAATAATTTCATATACCGACGACTCTGAGTCACTATTATTGGAAAATGCATTTAAAGTAATGGCAGGTTTCACTAAAAAAGGCTGTAAATTAACTGGCCATAATATTAAACGCTTCGATATTCCATTTCTATGCAAACGCGCATTTATTAATCATATTGAGGTACCCCAGGCTCTTCAAGTATGGGATAAAAAGCCTTGGGAAATTCCAGTAATTGATACTTCTGAGCTTTGGAGCTTTGGGGCATGGCAAGAGGGATTTACTTCACTTGACCTACTTTCAACTGTATTGGGATTACCTTCGCCTAAAGAAGAAATGCATGGAGACCAAGTACACAGTGAATATTATGCAGGAAATATCAAAGAAATACAAAAATATTGTGAAAAAGACGTTCTTGCACTAATTAAAATTGCAATTTCCCTTTCTAACCTAAACCAAATCGAAGAATCTAATATAATATACAAAGTAAAATAACCAAAACAAATTGAAAGAAATTATTTTTAAAACTGAAGCTAGAAAGCAGTTAAGCGAAGGGATTAATGCCTTGGCTGACGCAGTTAAAGTGACTCTTGGTCCACGAGGCCGTAATGTTGTTATCTCTAGGGATAATAGTGTTGCAATCACAAAAGATGGAGTTACCGTTGCTAGAGAAGTTCATTTAGAAAATCATATGGCAAACGTTGGTGCACAAATGGTAAAACAAGTTGCCAATAAAGTAGCACTGGAAGCTGGTGATGGTACTACCACTGCTACCGTATTAGCCCATGCAATTTTTACTGAAGGCAATAAATTAGTAGTTGCTGGATCTCATCCAATGGAACTTAAAAAGGGAATTGAGGCTGGTTGTAAAGAAATTATTGAAAAATTAAAAGCTCAAAGTATTCCAGTTGAAAATTTTGAAAAAATAAAGCAGGTTGCAACAATCTCTGCAAATAATGACGAAGAAATTGGTCAAATTATTGCCGATGCAATGGAGTCAGTTGGATTTAATGGTATTATAACTGCTGGCGAAAGTAATACTGGAGAAACTTTTGTTGAAATCGTTGAAGGTATGCAATTTAATAGTGGATATATTTCTCCGTATTTTATTAATAATTCTGAAAAATCAACAGTTGAGTTTGAAAAACCATTAATTTTATTATATGATGGTAAAATAAGTAACTTAACTGACATGTTACAATATTTAGAGTTCTCAAATAAACAGGCTCGTCCATTATTAATTATCAGTGACGGCGTAGAAGGTGAAGCCTTAAATACTCTACTTGTTAATAAATTAAAAGGTACCCTACGAGTTGCTGCAATCCGAGCTCCTGGCTTTGGAGAACAGAGGCGACTGAGACTAGACGATATTGCTACCCTAACTGGTGGCACAACTGTTTCTGAATTAGACGGTGAAACCTTAAAAGATTCAATTGCGGCTAACTATGTAGGTAGCTGTGATCATATTGTAATAACAAATGACACCACCATGATAATTGGAGGACACGGAAAATCTGACCAAATTGAAGCCTTAACTGGTTCATTAAAAGAACAAATTGAAAATGCTGGAGACTCTCAAAAAATGATTTTAAAGGAGAGACTTTCTAAATTTGAAGGTGGTGTTGCAATTATAAAAATTGGAGCAACTTCTGAAATTGAAGCTCGTGAAAAATCTGACAGAATTGACGATGCATTGGGAGCAACAAGAGCCGCTGTCGCAGAGGGTATTATCCCAGGCGGTGGAATAACTCTCGCTCTCACTGCATCCTCAATAAATTTAGTTATGCCAACTCGTGATCAACAATTAGGAGTAGACTTACTTAAAAAAGCCTGTCAACAACCATTTCGTATTATTTTAGAAAACGCTGGACTCAGTGCAGATGTTGTTTGGAATAATATCTTAGCCGGTAAACCTGGTTTCAATGTTAAAACTGAAGAATACGTAGATATGATAGAGGCTGGAATTATTGATCCAGTTAAAGTAACTAAAACTGCACTGGAAAATGCAGTTTCAATTGCAGCGCTTTTATTAACAACAGATTGTCTAATGGTGGAAAAACCCAAAGTAAACCACTAATTATATAATAGTCCATAGCCATCGACGAGTCTTGCCTGACCGGAGTAATCTGTTCAGGCATTTACTTTTTAATAAATGACTATAGATAAAATAAAATAACTATTCATAGTTAATGTCAGAATTAACATTTAAGGACATAATTAATCAGGTTAAATGTGAGGCTATCCCAAATATTATATTTACTGAGGCTGATTTAGCCAAGGCAAAAGCCTGTATCAAAACGGTTGCTGATCCTGATATTTTAATTACTAACCCAACCGTTACAATTGAAGATACACTTTCTAAAACTGGCTGTATTCCAGAAGCTACTGAAAAAATCAAAGAGATAATTGCAATTGAAACTGCAAAAGTTCCAACCAGTATAAAAGCCTCAATCGTTAAGATTAAAGTTGAAGAGCTTATTGATAACCTTGATATTATTAAAATATACAGTCAAGAAAGGGTTGATTTTTTTAATTCAATAGTTGATATAACGGAACCTCTTGCCTCTCAATATAGGTATTGGGAAGACGAAGTTGATAGGCTGTCAACCGAAATTGACCAAATTACTCTCACAATTGCCGGAAAAATTCCAAGTAGCAAAGATACCTATTTACTGTATTCTGTTGCGGAGCAAGCAACCGACGCGGCAAAAGGATACCAAGACGGTTTTATTTCCGCTATTATTACTAAAATTGCCCAGTTTTCTAATTTATATCCCTCAACTATTGTTTACGCTACTGCTATTAATACCTATCGAATTATTAAAAATAATACTGAAGCTAATATTAATTTAGCAATTAGTAAATTAGATCCAGTAAACGCAAACTCACCAACTCTTAACTTATTTGATACCATAGATAATATAAATGCCAATGCTGATTCTACTGTATTAAATTTAAATATAACTAACGCAGCTCGTATATTTACTCAATCTTTTGAATACGTAAACTATATTAGAGATGAATTGCCTGAGCTAAATACATGGATTACACTACTTAAAAACTTAGCACATGCACATAAAGAAAAACTAAATTTTCAAAATGAAGCACTGGTAGCCCAGTCTCAAATTTTAAACGGGATTGATTTGCTTAATACCGAAGCTGCTAACGTATCGACTCTTGCATATGACATTTCTGAATTATTTTCAAAACTATCTGGCCAAATTTCAGTGGGCTTAAAAACTCAAATTATTCCAAGTAATCCTAGTGATATTACAATACTTAATTTAAAATTAGTTCCTAGAATTATTGATGGTAACTTTGTAAGAATTAAACTGCCAGTTGAGTTAGAAGATGGATCAGTTGGCTATATAAATGTGAAAGACTCAGAAGGTAAGTTAACCAATCCAGTAATAGATATAACTCCAGACACTATTATTCCTATTAAAAACAGCCCGTATTTAACTACTAATATATTTGATGATGTTTATACAATTACTAAATTTGGTAAAGATGAAGAGGACTCCGAGATAACTGAGCCTGAAGATCTTGACTCATTTTTCGACTACAATAATCTTCCACGTAGAAGAAGTCGAGCTGACTATTCTAAGATACCTGGTTTATTATATAATGGATATTTCCCATATCCATATAGTGGACTCTATAATAAATTATCAAATCCAATTAATAACTTCTTTACCCTTGCGGAAAGAGGCCTTAGTCTTAGTCGTTTTCTGATTGATCCAAGTTTAAAAGATACACCTGATGCTGCTATTATTACTGAAAAAATTGATAATACTCTTGATGATGACAGTGAATCAAATAAAAGAACATATTATATTTCAAATATAGAAACCTATTCTAAATTTTATGAAGACTTAGGTAAAAATATTACAGATAAAATTAATACAGAGCGTACTGAAATATATCCTTCAGTAATTAATGATATAGTTAATGATATTAAACTTGTTGCACGCAGAGAAGTTGCTACTTTATTTAATAAAATAGTTAACTCGTATATAAAATTTTCAAAGCCAGTTACCTATTCTGTAAATAATAACTTACAGAATTTACAAAATACATTTACATATAATCCAGATCCTACACTGTCTACTGTGTATCAAGCCTATCTACAATCAAATTTATTAATTACTAATAGACTAACCGACTGCACAACTGAATTAGAAAATTTACAGCTAATAATCAAGGAAAATTCTCTAGACCCAACCATTTTAACTGCTAAAATTTTAGAAATTCCATGTTTTAAAGAGGCAGCCGCTTCTATTGAAAAACCGGCTGACGATTGTGAAGTAGCTGCTAGACTTAAATTAGGAAAGGATCCATTTATTATTAGAACAGTTGATGGAAATGACTCAGGCCTTCCAGATTTTACATCACAATGTTATTGGAAAGAATTTACAAGAAGTTTAAATAAAGTATCAATACTTCCATTTCCAGACACAACTGGACCTCCTCCAGCAAATTCGGGATTTAGATATTATCCAATTAATACATTTGTACCTATTCCTGGAGTAGGTATACTTACACTACCATTACCTCAATTCTATAAACCATTAATTTCAATACCTACGCCATTAGGTACAATTGTAATAATACTAGGATTACCAATTACTTGCAAAAAAGTAGTAGTAGATGCAATAACTGCCGTAATAAATGGAAATCCAGTAACACTTGATATAAACAATGATGAAATTAGAATAATTCCATTTCCAATTCCTTTACCGTCTTTATATGTTTTGTATTTTGGACCAGATGGACGTAAATATTTAGCAGTATCAACCAATCCAACCTGGTTGTACAGTGACCCAGCCACTAATAAACCACTTGTTCTTGGATATGAATTAGATAATGGTCCAGACTCCAAAAACCCATTGGGAATAAATATAAAGAATCCATATAAAGGTCAGCCAATAAAGGGCGCATTAATGTCTCCTTTAAGTGTTGTTGCCGCTGCTGAAAAGGCTGCTAGATTAGCCAAAATTGCTGAGGATATCGCCGCTGGTAAAATTCCATTTTTAGATAAATTAAGTGAAGCCGAAATGATGTTAGCCATGCTACTTGGAGCTGGCGGAGGCGAATTTACTAACGATATTGTTAAGATTCAAAGTAATATTAATAAACAACTTAATAAAATTGGTGATATACCAATTAATGCAATTTCTGCGCTTAAAGATAAAGTTAGGAAAAATAGGGCAGAGCAAGAAGATGATGCCTCTAACGAAACGGACCTAGCAAAAAAGAGAAAAGATAGAAAGGCTGCTCGTGATGCAAATCCACTAACTATTCCAGAACAAATTGATGCAACTATTGAGGATTTTACCAGCTTTTACGATAAAAAAATGAAATTTGGAATTTTACAATTTCCAAAAGATGCATCTAAACATAATCCAGGTCTTCCTGAGGTACTTAAGTGTGTTGAAGATATTATTGAATTAATTGCATTGGGTTCAGCTATACCGCTGGTATCAACCCTACAAGAACAAATTATTACATTAATTGCAATAATTTTAGAAACAAAAAAAGTAAAAGAGTTATTAAAAAAATATCCATCATTTAATCTTAATACTGAGCAAGGCATTAAAGACTTTAAAGATTTATTAAAGGATTTTTTTAAAAGTATATTAGACTATATAAAGGGAGAAAATGTCGGCCATGATACTGATGAGGACGTCAGTGAAGCTGAAAAGGCTGAAATACTTAGAGCTAAAGCCGCTAGACAAGAAACAATTAAAAAAATATTATCAGCAACGGCGGTTGCTCTACTTAGTATACCTGCAATAAATATATTTGACCTAAATAAAAAGTGCTGTGAAGTTAAACCGGTTGAATTATTTCCAGGTGTTTCTCCAGACTTAGCAATTGCTCTTGCTCTTATTTACGAACTTTTTAATGCATTAATAAATTCATTAACGGCTGAAAGTATTATGGAATTATTGGGACTTTCTCAAATTCCAAATGATTTAGCTAGTACACTTATTCCAATTATAATTGAGCAGTTAATATTAATGATTCCGCCAATTCCTTTACCTAATATTGCCGGTTTTATACAATATATTACACAATCAGTAATACCAATGGTAACATCATTGTCTGTTTTAAAATCAGTAAATCCATTACATCCTCCGCTTGTTCCAATTGTTATTCCATTAGACCCATTAATAAAAGCTTTAATTGGACTAGGATTGGCTGCTCTAATTGAAGCAATTTTAAAATTATTATTACATGCTAATGAATCAGGTTCCCTTACTTTAACCGCTAATACATTTACGGTAGGCGGAGGTTCAAATTCAACCCAAACCATTACTGCAACCACTAGTGTAGATAAAAAATTAATAACTAAGGTTCTTACTACTGCCTGCGGAAAAGATTTAACGGTTTCTCTTGAAATAGTTGGAGAAGCTGGTTCAAATTCTACGATTGCAGTAGATACAAATGGAAATCCAATACTTAAAACTGTCGTTATAACTGTAATTTCAAAAACTGGTAAGAAGTTTAGTTTACCTAAATTACCATTATTTCCAATAGATATTTCTCAATACTTATACCTATTAACCGCGGCTGACCTAATTGAAGTAGTTAGGGAACTTATTACTTTGGTATTTGAAGATATTCTTATTCCAATTGCAACAATCGTTGACGCAATTGCTGCAATTGCAAAGGCATTAAAAACATTTTCATATAATATAGTAGAGGCTGCTATTCTTCAAATTAACTTAATAAAACTTGCAATAATGAAAATTGACTCTGAAATTCCACCAGGTCTTAAACTAATGATTGCAAATCCACTTTTAACTAATATTATTAAACTTGGTGCTCTACTTGCACTGGAAGAGATAGAGCCGACATTATCTCCAGTTGCCTGGATTGCATCGCTTAGTCTATGTGCACTGGCTCCGCCTATTACATTTACTTCAGTTGCGACCGCTAGACTATTTCACCCAATCCTTAATAGTGATGATCTTCCTCCATGGGAAAGACTTACTCATAAAAATCCATTATTTACTATTTTTCTTGATGAATTGGCTTGGAAATTTTCAATGAACTCTACTGGATCTTTAATATTCAGTTCAAAGTCTCCAGGTATATTTCCAGGAATTCCACCTATTAATCTGGCTTCGTATCCTCATATTCTTTAATTTATATATGGTTTAATTAAAACCAATAGTTAATTTTCTGTATAATTTTATATACAAATAATCTATGCAAACTACCCATATTCCAAATTCTCCAGATTTTGATCTAGTATACGGTCAAACAAATTCAAAATTTAATACCTCAATAAAATTAACTGAGTCAGACTCAGCGGCTGGTATGAAAATTTATTGTAAAGAAAACTATGCTCAAGACCTATACGAAATGTATTCAAGTCATAGCTCTCATTCAATGATCAGTATAAAAGACTTTAGTGAAGGCCAATTATGTACAGTGATTGCAAAGAGTATTGATTTTGATAATAAGCTAATTGTTACTTATGAAAAACACTCAAAGTCTTCAATATTTATTCCATTTAGAGACTTTTCAGAAGAGCCTTCGTTATTAGTTAATGGAGACTATCCTAGAGAATTTAAAGCCATTATTACAAAAGTTGACAGTGGAGAATTTTATGCATCTGAAAAACAGTGTGCTGCAATTTCATATAGAGATACGCTAAACGACTTCTTAAAAACTGATAAATGGTTTTATGTTAAAGTTATTAGCTTGGTAAAAGGTGGATATTTAGCGCTATACAAAGGAACCGTTAAATGTTTCTTACCAGGATCTCATGCTGCTGCCAATGTAATTCGTGATTTTAATGACTACTTAAATACTGAAATTCCAGTAATGATAGAAAATTATGATTCCGTTAATGATTTATATATTATTTCATACAAGAAATATATCAAACATACACTTCCTCAAAAAGTATATGATTTAGAATTTGGTAAAAAATATACTGGAATTTTAACAAATAAACCATATGAATTTGGAATATTTATTGAATTTCAAAATTATTATACAGGATTACTTCATAAATCTGAATTTGCTAATTATATTGAAGACACAAGTACTTTTAAATCAGGTGATGTATTAGATTTCTATATTAAGGACATTATTGTTAAAAAAGGTGAACCTAGAATTATTTTAACAAATGATTTAGCTAAAGTTGATCAAGAAAAAATTACTTGGCAAAAAATAAAAACTGAAATAGAAGGACGTACCTTAAATTTTGTCCTAAATAAAGATAATTTTTTCATTGAAATCACGATTCCTGAAACTAATGAAATTTTCAAAAATGATGTAAATCACCTTAAGGGTAAATTCCGAATACCTAACGATGGAGAAGTTAAAATTCTTAAAGTTGATACTATTCGTAAAACTTTAAAATTAGATTTTATAAACGCGTAATATTTAGCAGTTATTGGTATAATAAATAACCTAGATGCAAGAGTCAAGTTTAATTAAGAAGTTGAATTTTTATAAAATTAGTCAAATTATTAACAAACAAACTAATTATAAAATTCGGCTAAGTACTCAAAATGCATCAAGTAAATTAACAAAACATTAATTAAATTAAGTAATGAACTTACCAGTAGGTCATAATTAAAAAGTTATCTCTACAGGCCAGGTAATTTAGTATATTTAATTAGAAACATTAAAAAAATAAAAAAGAAAATGAATTTAGCAAGTGAAATTTTATCAGACGTAACGGTTTATATGAAATACGCCAGGTTTCGTAATGATGTACAGAGAAGAGAAACATGGGAAGAACTTGTAACTCGAAATAAAGAAATGCACATAAAGAAATATCCACAGTTAACTGCTGAGATTAATGAGACTTATAAATTTGTGTATGATAAAAAAATTCTACCATCAATGCGTAGTTTACAGTTTGGTGGTAAACCAATTGAAATTTCTCCAAATCGTATCTACAATTGTGCATATTTACCGATCGATGATTGGCGTGCATTTGGCGAAATTATGTTTTTATTATTAGGCGGAACTGGTGTAGGCTATTCAGTACAGAAACACCATGTTGACGAACTTCCAGAAATTAGAAAACCTAATACTACTAAATCTCGTAGATATTTAATTGGAGACTCAATTGAAGGCTGGGCAGATGCGGTTAAATTATTAATGAAGTCTTATTTTGAAGGTGGTTCTACTATTAATTTTGACTTTTCTGATATTCGCCAAAAAGGTGCACTATTAGTTACGTCAGGTGGTAAAGCACCAGGCCCTCAACCCTTAAAAGAGTGTTTAATTAAAATACAGGGAATTCTTGACTCTAAGGTTGATAATGATAAATTATCTTGTATTGAAGTACACGATATTGTTTGTCATATTGCCGATGCGGTATTGGCTGGAGGTATTCGTCGAGCTGCATTAATTTCTTTATTTAGTGCAGATGATGAAAATATGATTTCTTCAAAGAGTGGATCATGGTGGGAACTTAATCCACAAAGGGGCCGAGCAAATAACTCAGCGGTCTTATTAAGAAATAAGATAACTAAGAGCTTCTTTATGGACTTATGGAAAAAAATTGAAGCAAGTGGAACTGGAGAACCTGGAATTTATTTGTCAAACGATAAAGATTGGGGTACTAATCCATGCTGTGAAATTGCTCTACGTCCATTTCAATTTTGTAACTTATGTGAAGTTAATGTCTCTGATATTACTACACAAGAAGATTTAAATGAAAGAGTTAAAGCTGCTTCATTTATTGGAACTCTGCAAGCTGGCTATACTAATTTTCATTATTTACGTCCAATATGGCAACGTACTACTGAAAAGGATGCTTTAATTGGTGTTGGTATGACTGGTATAGGCTCAGGATCAGCCCAAAAATTTGATCTTAAACAGGCTGCTGACCTAGTAAAAGAAACCAATGTAATTGTTGCAAAACAAATTAAGATAAATGCATCAGCCAGATGTACTACAATTAAACCATCAGGAACTTCATCATTGGTATTGGGAACTTCTTCTGGAATTCATGCATGGCATAATGATCACTATATTCGTAGAATTAGAGTTGGAAAAAATGAGGCAATTTATTCTTATCTTGCAATTTATCATCCTGAACTACTTGAAGATGAGTACTTCCGTCCGCATGATACTGCTGTAATTTCAGTTCCACAAAAAGCACCAGCCGGTTCAATATTTAGAAATGAATCTGCAATTGAATTACTAGAAAGAGTAAAATCTTTTTATTCAAATTGGGTAAAAACTGGTCATCGTACCGGTCAAAATACTCATAATATTTCTGCAACAGTTTCAATTAAACCAGACGAATGGGAAACTGTTGGTGAATGGATGTGGGATAATAAATCATTCTATAATGGCTTATCGGTTTTACCATATAACGGTGGAACCTATATTCAAGCTCCATTTGAGGACTGCTCTGAAGAAAAATACGAAGAAATGTTAAAATCATTAACTGGAATTGACTTATCTAAAGTTATTGAAATGGTTGATAATACTGACCTATCTGGCGAATTAGCCTGTGCTGGAGGAGCTTGTGAAATACAATGATAATTCCAGCTAAATATGACTGGATTTATCAGTTATATGTTGAATATATTAGTAGTTATAAAAATGCCGACTATTATTACAAAAACGGTAATCTAATAATGACCAAACAATATCATACAAAGCGAGGTTCATGTTGCGGAAATGGTTGTAAACACTGCCCATATGATCCAATCCATCAAGCCGGTTCAACTTTAAGGCTTCACTAATCTATAACCTAATTTAGGCGGGAAATTAATTTCCCGCTTTTTTTGTATAAATAAACTAGTAAAAATATAATTAATACCTATGAGAATATTAGAATTTAAAGAATTTAAGAATTTATTATTAGAGGATGAGCCTGCAGCACCTCCTGCGCCAGATGCTGCAATACCACCGCCACCGCCGCCGCCACCGCCTCCTGCTCCAGATATGGCAATGCCACCTCCTCCAGATATGGGAGCCGGCCTTCCGCCTGATCCGAATGCTCCGCCGGTTACTCCAGCGGCTACTACTTCTCCAAAAATTATTTTTATTCAGGATGCAGAGAATAAAAAATGGTTCGGTGCACACGATGGCCAAGGTGGTGTTAAGAGATTTACTCAATATGAAATAGAGCCAGAGGCTCTTACTAAGTGGTTAGAGGTTCATAAAATGGAATCAGATAAAGATTTAGTAATGGCTGCCCTTGCTGGAAGAAGAGACTTTCCTGCAAATATTTACTCGGAGTTTAAAGAAGAAGTAACCGATGGTTTACTTGGAGTAGATAAAGGTACAGTTGATGTTACATTTGATTCAGATGACAATTTTAAAAATCCAACTAGTGACAATTTAGAAGTAGTATTTTTAAGATCAAAGTAATCACTAGCTAAAGGTTAAAATTAGTGATGTTTTTTAATATACTTAAAACCGGGTGATATTTCTTAATATAATACTCTAAAAATACTATATTAATATGACACCAACATGGTTAGAAACCCTTAAAAACTCAATCAGTCAATTAGAAACTGAAACTACTAAATTTTACGAAAAAGGTAATAAAACAGCTGGAACTCGTTCTCGTGCCCTTTTACAAGAAATTAAAGCTTCATGTCAAGAAGGTCGTACCCACATTCAAGCAACAAAGACTACTGCTCCTAAAGCATAATCTAATTACTTATTATTAAATTAAGGGCAAGCTAATCACTATGCCCTTTTTTATTGAAACCAGAATTAAATTATATAGTATAATTTATATAAGTAATATAAAAATCAATAAAAAGAAAAATGGAAGATCTATTCAATCTAAACACAGACGACTTTACCGGCAAGGCCGCAAGTCAACGCAAAACCGATGACAACATTTACAATCCAGGTCCAGATCAAGGACAAAATGGAATTTACAAATCGATTATTCGATTTATTCCTTGGGTTGGAGATCCATCAAAGAGCAAATACAAAAAGTATGCTGCTAAATTAATTAACCCTTTAACCAATGAGCGCCTACTCGTTGATTGTCCTTCTACCAATGGAAGTCCATCAATCTTATGGTCTCTTGATATGGAATTAAAGAAATTAGCAACAGACGAGCCTTCAATTGTAGAAGAAATTAAAAAGTATTATAACCGATACTATAATTTCTATTCATGTATTTACATTAAAAAGGATCCACAATATCCAAACATGGAAGGTAAAATTAAAATATATTCATATGGATATACTATTGATAATTTAATTCAACAGGAAATTAATCCAGAATCTGAGTTAATGACTATTCAAAAAGTTAATCCATTTTCATTAACTGCTGGAAAAGATTTTGTGCTAGTTATTAAACGTAAAACCAAAGCATGGAGAGATTTTAGTTCAAGTAAATTTATGAGCGAAGTTAGCCCATTAATTATTACAACTCAAGGCAAGGAAATTCCAACCTCTAATGATCCAAAGGTAATGCAATTTGTCTCTAAATACTTTAAAGAAAATTCTCCTGACTTAACTCAATATTTCTATAAAGATTGGACTGATTATGAATATGAAAAAGTTGCAGAATATATCAAAGCAATTGTTCCATATAAACAAATTATTGATAATTTAGTAGGTGGATTAAAGGATGAACGTATGAAGAAGCATTTTACAAATACAAAATCAATTTCAAGAACTGTTGCTCCAGCTGGAGAATCATTAGAATTTACGCCAGCCGCTCCTCAAACAAAGGGTACCTCTATCTCAATTGATATTGACTCTGATATGTTAGGCTCTACTGCATCTAAACCAACCGCTGCTCCAGCTAAACCTGAAGTTGATGAATTAGATTCAATATTTAATGATCTTTAAAAAATTATATTAAAATGAAAGACTCTACATACATGACAACCGCTGCTCCAGCTAAACCTGAAGTTGAAGAAATCAAGACTGAAACTGAAAATTCTGAAACTAATCCTAAGAAGCCATTAGCTACTTTGCTATCTAGCATTAGCTATGAAAGTCTAGAAGATTACAATAAGTTTTTAAACAATTTAACTCTTGAACATGCTGTAATTGTTTTAATTGCAGCCGCCACTCATGCTCAAGGAAAAGGCGCATATACAATTGAGGAAGCTGAATTAATTGCTAAATCAATTACTAAATTAAGTGTAAAACCAGAAGTTAATTCAATTGATAAAAACTAAATTATGAACATAGTAATAGACGGTAATGCATTTTTGAATGTGGCAGTAAGTATTGTAAAAAATATTCTATCTACAAATAAAAGCATTGGCGAAAAATATTATGTTTCAGATTTATGGTCAACTGATAAATTTATGTTAAAACAGGCTAGCAAAGATGCATTTAAATCGTTTTCATTAAATTATTTAGGTAGTATCTTTGCTCCTTTTAAAGAAAATATCTCTTCGGTATTTTTTGTATTTGACTCAAAGAGTTGGAGAAAGAAATTTATAAAAGAGCAGTTTGAAGATCATGGAGCTGGCGACTTTTCATATAAAGGTAACCGCAAATATGATGACAAAATTTATCTATTTTTTGACTACTTTCAAACTGAAGTTTTACCTACTCTAACCGAGGAATATGGAATCTTATCAAATCGGGTTACTGGAGCTGAAGGCGATGACTTAATTGCATACATTTGCGAAAATTTAAATGAAGATATCTGTATTTGGTCAGTTGATACTGACTTAACTCAATTATTAGAAGGTGGATCTCGTAAAGTAATTATGATAATGCCAAAAATGATGACTAAATTTAAGAAAATCTATACCACTGCAGATATCAATGATTCTGTAAATACTGATGTAGACCTATTTAATTTTGAAATAGATTCATTAGATAATTCAACTGTGGTAAATGTATTAGAGAATCTTACTAAAAAAGACTATAAACACTTTATAATTGATCCAGCTCTTGATATTTTAACAAAAGTTTTATCTGGTGATAAATCTGATAATATTCCAAGAGTTCATCCAAAATTAACTCCAGCCAAAACAGCTAGAGTAATTGAACTCGTTAAGGAATCATTTGACTGGACTACAATTAAGAGTCTAATTGATTCGGGTGACTCAGCATTTATGCCTAAACTTAATAATATTACATGTGAAGTCTTAAAAATAGATGAGCCTAGCGAAACTCTAGCGATCCAGAATAACCTATTACGTAATCGTTCTATTATCAGATTACATACCGCAATGTTTCCAACCGAGATAACTGAGGCTATCGCAAATTCAGTTAAGTTAAATGATAGAAAGCGATTTAACTATTTTAAATTTAAAAAAAATTATAAAAACTAATGAGTACAGATGCAAAAACCGGCTTTAAGCCATTGTTTGAAAGAATTCTAATTAAGCCAGATTCAGTTGAAAAAAAGACAGAGACTGGTATTATTTTACCAGTTGAGGCTCGAAAGCGTCCAAATACAGGTACTGTTATTGCAGTAGGCCATATGGTTTCAAAAAATTCTGAGTGTCCAATAAAAGAAGGTGATTATGTCCTATACCAAAGATACTCTGGCCTAAATGTTAAATGGGCTGGTGAAGATTTTCATGTAGTTATGGCAAATGATCTAGTTGCGGTGTTAAATAAAGATATAGACACAACATTTGAAATCAGCGACCATGCTTAAAAAATTTAAACAGTTCATAACCGAGGAAAAAATAGACGATAAACGTGTATTTTGCGACCTTGATGGAGTTTTAGTAGACTTTAAACGAGGTTTCAAGCGACTTAAGTCAAATCCAGATCATTTAACACCTAATGAATACGATAAGAAACACGGAAAAAACTCAATTTGGAAACTAATTGATGACCGTGGCTCTGCATTTTGGGAAAAACTGCCATGGACAAAAGACGGCCGCGAATTATGGGACTATCTTAGCCGATATAATCCAACTATTTTAACTTCTCCAAGTCGTGGAGAACACTCAGTCTCTGGTAAAACTGAATGGGTAAAACGTAATTTAAATATTAATGAAAAGCCCGTATTAAAACCTGACGGGTTAACTGATACAACTCATCTTATTATTGCAAAAGACAAATATCTATTTGCAAAGTCAGCTAATGATATATTAATTGATGATAATCATAAAAAATTAGAGGATTGGGCAGCAGCCGGTGGAACCTCGGTTTTTCATAATGACTCAACTGATACAATTAGAGTATTGGAAGAGATCTTTACCAATTTAAAAGATTAAATAGTAGCCTTGCCGGCAACTAAAAAAACAAAATAAACATATGGAAACACTATCATTTACTTTTGGAGTACTCTCTGTAGTAGCTGTTATTATATTAACAGTTATTGTTATGGGTATTGTGAAGGTATTAAAACAGCAAAACCAAATACAAAGTATAGAAGATCACATGCACCATGCAGAAAATAGATTGGATAAAAACTTCCAAGATACACATCGTTTAGTCGATGACTTGCATAAGCAAACAGGTCAAAGAATAGATCAGCTTCACTCTTACGTTGATTCACGTATTGATAAGTGCGAAGCAAAAAAACAATTAATTAAAGATTAAATTAACCTGCCGGCTTGGTTATTATTTTAAATAAGGTTATCGGACCTCTAAACCGATTGGTGGATACGGCTTAACTGGCTTGACCTAAATAAAAAAAGGACTTCAAATTGAGGTCCTTTTTTATTTGTATTAAACTTTTTTAATTAGAATGAAGGTGTAAATCCTGAAGAACTTGAAGCTAATTGGCCTCCAGCTCTTGTGATTGTAATACGGTTGATAAATTTGTGTATTCCTCTTGGGAAATCTACAATAATATCAATTATTCCAGCATTATTTTCAAGCACTTCAACTCCATTATTTGAATCATCAAATATAACTTCAGCAGTTGCAATACCTCGAGCTTCTTGAACGGCAGATAGGTAGTTTTTAACTAAGGTTTTAACTCTCATTCTGGTAGTTGCATCATTAAATTCAAATAAGAAATTAAGTAAAATTCTCTCAACATCTCTTTCAATTGTAACTAAGGCTTCTCTAACGTGTATATTATTTAGGGCACTTCTTACTCTTTGAAAACCTGTATTATTAGAGAATATCATTATTCCAAAACCTCTACGTCTAACAATTAAGTTAAATCCGGCTGGCTCTAAATAGGCACGATCATCATTAGTTAAGTCATATTCTAATCCACTAATTTCTGGTTCAGCTAAAATACCATTTTTACCTGCTACAATTGAGAATGTATTACCGCTTGAATATTTTCTCATAAAGGTATTTGCAACATACATTGCTGGTGGAATAGATTTATTCTTACCATTTTCAAAAATAACTACATTTGGCATAAAATAGGCAGAATAGGTCGAAACCGCAATACCTCCTTTATCTCCAGTTGCAAATCCAAATGTAAATGAAGGATTTGATGTTAGGTCTCCACCGGTTGAAATTGCTTCGGTTGAAACTAATCTAGTTGTAAAATCAATAAAGCTAGGATCTACTGATCGTTCGTATTGTGCAAATGAAGGTGCATTACAAATTGCCAGGGCTTTTCCATGATTTGCAGCTAACTGTGCCAATTGCTGTTTTGAACCAGACTGGATTTGACCTTCAAACGAGTCAATAATATAACGAAAATCAACAGTCTCATTATCAGCAAGAGTAGTTGCTAAATTACTACTGTCAAATAAGAAATCTAAAATATCATTTTGACGAGCAGCTGTTCCATTTGGATAAAGATCAACTTCAGATAAATTCATTGCTGGTATTTTTGCACCGGCTAAACTTGTAATATATTTCTTTATTCCTTTATATGCTCTAATTGTTGTATCACTTTCAAAATTAATACCTAATATATTTGGATCACTTGGTGAAGATAAGGTAATTGTATACTTTAAACTTATTAAACCTGGTACACTTGAGGGTCCGCCAGTTATATTTAATACCTTTTGTGCGTATACTGATTTAATCTGTAACATTCTATTTCTAGAAAGAGGATCTCCATTTGCATCAGTTTTAATTTTAGCTTTGATATATTGACCAACTTTCATATATGAATCAACTAGTAATCTTTTAGTTGCATCATATACAATTCCTTGTGCTGCATTTGTTATAATTGATTCGCCCTTTGCTGTGTTACCATAAAGGGTAGGATCAACTGTAAAAATTAATTTATTTGGAGCTAAATACGAATATGAAACAAAATAGTCAGAGTCAGTTAAGTCAAAGTCCATTAAAAAATCTTCATCTGCTGCTTGTTGAATCCATAAGAAATTAACTCCATTTACTGTTGTTTTTTGTGCATTAACTTGAACTGTTCTAGTTACATCACTGTATGTTTCAAATACAACATACTTAACTGAATTTTTAGTTTTAATTTCTCCAGTAGTTGCTAAATATAGAATAGTTGAACTATATTTTAAATAGTCTCCGTTTTTAACAAAACCATTTGCCCATGCACTATATAACTTACTTCCTTCGGTTGCAACAATTGTATCTGTATCAGTTACAAAAATATAAACGTCACCTTGTGCATAGGTAGTTGCTGCCGTTGCTGTAATACTATCTAATTCAAAATAAAACTCTGAAGATACTGGTTTTTTATAACTTAAGACATCAATTAAATTTACAGCTTGATGAACATTAGTATCATCATCTACTGTGTATAAATTAGTTTCAGTAATTACATTTAAATCAGTTGTACCTGAATTTAATTCATCAACTCCAGATCCAATTAAGTCAAGGCGTTGTTCTGAAATTGGCTCAGTACTTGAACCACTTGAAAAACTACCATTAGTTAAATCCATTAAATCAATTTTCTTATAGTCAATTGCTAAATATATTCCACTTTGAGCAAATCTACGATTAAATAGTGCATCAATAGAAACGGTTGTGCCAGTTAGGTCTTTAAATTCAGGAATTATACTTCCTTGAACTTTTGCAACCAGTGTAACCTCTTTAATTGAAACAAAATCTCCAATTTTAGCATCAATTATACCAGTTGTTGTAAAATATTGACTATAAACTGGGTCATTTGCTAATTTTAAATTATCAGTCCAGTCTCCTTCAACCACAATTACTTCAACAAAAAAGTCAGCAATAATATCATCAGGGCTTAAAAATTCTGGAACTTCAGCAGTATCTCCTAATAATTTATAATAATCTTTAACTGATATATCATAACCGGTAGTATCTGCGATTCTAATCCATGTTGTAATATCTTTCTTTGAAAGATTTACCATTGTTAAAATTTTATTTGCATCGCGATCAGCTGTACCATATGTAGTTGGACTAGCAATATAATCATCACCTAATTCAATATTTTTATACTTATTAACTGCATCTGTGTCTGCAAACCATAATTTTTGACTATTATAAAAATTTGACATTGCGCTGTCATTTGTACTTTCACTAAAAGTTGAGTTATTTGAAGCAGATTCAGTATTAAATGTTCTAAAAAAGGCTTTATCTGTTGCACTAACTGGTAATACATTTAATGCATATACTGGTCCTTGTCTTAAAGCAACATCAATTGTTCTATGAAAGAAACTACCGTTTTTTTCTAATTTATTATCAATTTCTCCATATACTGCAGTTAATGTACGAGTATCATTAACCAATACAACTGAGTTAATTGGTCCTTTTTTACTTGAACCTATTACTAATTTACCAGTAGATAACGGTAAGCTAAGATTTGAGCTTTCATCAATCTCAACTGTGTAAACACCACTAGCTTTATAATTATTCAAATTTAATTTTTGTGCCATTTCGATCTATTATTATTTTTAAAGTTATTTATTTATCAGTCAACTCCCAATTTTAAAGATTTTAATGTTTGGACTTTGCTATTAAAGTTATTTATAAAAGATTTACTCAATAAAAGTTAAACCTTTTTCACTTTTATGATAAAAGAGTCAATATAATACTATATTTTAACAAAATCATATATACGTGTATGCAATCTATTATTAAATTTATTAAAACAAAAGACGTAAAAACTCCAGAGTATGGATCAGTTGGCTCAGCTGGGCTAGATTTTTTTGTACCAAACAGTGAAACTCAAATTGTTTTAGCACCTGGGGAATCAATACTTATTCCAAGTGGGATAAGAGTTAATATTCCAATAGACACAGCACTTATTGCCTATAATAAAAGTGGAGTTGCTACAAAAAAGCGACTTCAAGTTGGAGCATGTGTAGTAGATTGTGATTATCAAGGTGAAATTCATCTACATGTATATAATACATCACCTTGGATTCCAGCTACTATTAACCCTGGTGATAAACTTGTACAGTTTATATTAACTCCAATTATAAAACCTACTATACTTGAGTGCTTAACTGAATCTGAAGTTTATTCAGAGACAACTGCTCGTGGAGCTGGTGGATTTGGCTCAACCGGTTCATAGTTTAGTATATTAACTATATAATATTCACTTAATTTTTAATAAATGATAATTAGTACTGAATTTAATAGTGATGACTCAACCTTAATGATTTCATATTATGATGAAACTGGTAATATTGCTTTTATCAAAAAGCCAATTCAGTCAGCTGACTTATTTAATTGGATGCTTACGCCTAACCCAACTGAATTTCGTAATTGGGATAACCGATATTTAAAAAAAGCCCAAAATAAGTGGCTTAATCGATTTAGACTAGAAGAATTAACCCAAACCAGATTAACACCAGATGAATTAGTTAAAGTATATTCAGATCTTAGCCCTAAAAAATATTATTTAGATATTGAGATTCAATTAACATCTCAAGATTTTCCTGATCCAGCAAAGGCTCTAATGCCAGTTAATTTAATTACATTTGTAAATGAAGATAACGTTTGTTTTGTACTTTCAACCATGAAAGACTTATCAAATAAAACTGTTTCTACCATGCAAGATGAAGTAAATGACTATTTTAAAGCCCACAGTCAAATCTTTTCAATTAAATATGTCTATTTTGAAAAAGAAGAAGATATGTTAAATATGTTTTTTCATAAAGCTCTTCCTAAAATTCCATTTTTAACTGGTTGGAATGTTATTGGCTTTGACTGGCTTTATTTAATTAACCGGTGTAAGCGGTTAGGTATTGATCCTATGGAAAAAATGCCATGTGCTAAATTAATAGGTAAAAATAAAATGCCAATCCATTTAGGCTTATTAGATTACATGGAAGTATTTATGAACACTAAACCATATAAAGTGGTTGAGAATTATAAATTAGACTATATTGCAAATCTTGTATTGGGAACTACTAAATTACATAGTGCCTATGCAACAATGATGGAAGCTCAACAAGATATTGAAAATTTCGTAAAATACAATATAATTGATACAATCCTAGTTAAATTAATTGAAGATAAATTAGGATTACTTGATGTAGCTTTTGCAATATCTAAATTTGCAAAAGTTGACGTATCAAAAGTATTTAGTGCAGTATTCATTACTGAAACCTTAATGTGTCGTGAATTTTTAGCACGTGGCCGCTATATGGCAAATGATAAACGCGATGTTGAAAATGAAGCAACTTATGATGGTGCCTATGTTGCAAAACCAGAACCAGGATTCTATAAGTATGTTTCATGTTTTGACTTTGCATCAATGTATCCAAACATTCAAATACAGTTTAATATTTCGCCAGACTCATATGTTGGTAAATCTAAATCGGATACTGTAATAAATCCTGAAACTATTTTAACAAAGAATTGTACGATATTTACAAATAAATTTGACTCAGCTGCTCGAACTATTTTAACCAAACTGTATAATGGTAGAGTTGATACAAAAAATGAAATGAAAAAATTAGAAGAGCAATTAGACAGTGAAAAATCTACTAAAAAAACTTAAAAAAATAATAACTGGTATGGATATAGAAGAATTGATGGCAATTAAAAATACTTTCCAAGGAAATAAACTTCAATGGATTAAAACTCAAGACCGTTCAAAAATGGGTAAAATTGTAAGTGTAGTAGAGATTGAACCAGGCAATCGCGGCAAATATATTGCCCAATTATCAGACGGTAGTCGAATTGATACTGACCGATTAAGTAGTGACTTAATGATGTTAATGGACGATCAGCCTGCACTAAGTATGGCTGAAATACAATCAATTAATTATATTCCAAGTCTAAGTGACTCTAATGACATTGCTCCAGGAATTCCAGAAGAATTTAAAAATGACTTAATTAATGCAGCTAAAGAGAAACCACCCGTTCCAACGACTATTCCAGCACATATTCCAACTACTCTAGTTGATGCCGGCGATTTATTTGGAATGTTTGCACTTGAAGATACCGAATTAGCATTAACCGTTTCAATTAAATTACCCAGCAAGAATCTACTCAAGATGATGTATACAAATTCTCAGGATAAAGAACAATTTTTAAACCGGTTATCTATGTATATAAATAATAGTGTAACAACAAATTCAATCAAAGACTCTTTAGTAAAGTCATTTGGTCAAGATAAAAAGAAGAAAATAAATGCAACAGCCATTAGTTAAAATATCTAAATCGAATTTACCAAATATAAATGGTGAAATTGAAATAATCTCTCTTACTAGAGATACCGATAAGACTAATGTACTTTCATGTAAAACCAATTATATTGTAATTTTACCATTTGAAAAAACAGCAGATGATACAATAAAATCTATTTATGGATTAAAATTTGAAAATCATGCAACTGGTCAAACTGATACAACTTTACTTATAGATTCAGTTGATCCATCTAAAGATCAAACTCCAATTGATACAATATACCGCTCATTATTAGAAGAAGCTGGTTTAAATATTGAAGAGCTTGGAATTACTGAAGACGATATTTTTTATCTGGGTAATATTTCAACAAGTACACCAATTTCTTCTAAATTTAAGTGTTATGCAATTGACTTAACTAATATTAGCAAACCTGATAGTCAATTTAATTTTACTAGAACTTTAGCTAAATCTCCATTTAATAAAGACTCTTCTGAAATTGTAAAACTTGGCTTTCATCAAGTTGTAAATGGAGACTTTTCTGACTCAACTATTCTATCTGGTGCTTTTTTATTAGTTTCTTATTTTAATTGAAACTAGAATATATCTTATTGTACAAGATATTGAATTAAACTCTAAAACACTATGGCAAAATCAACAATGGATGCTTTCGCAAAGTTTAACGACTTGCTCGAGAAAAAGGTAAAATCTAAAATCGAAATCAGAGGTTTTTCTGATATTGAAGAATACATTCCAACTGGAAATTATTTATTAAGTGCACAAATGTCAGGCTCACTATTTGGCGGATATCCTAATACTCGTAGTATTGGAATTGCTGGAGACTCGGGTTCAGGTAAAACATTTTTATGTCTAAATGCAGTTCGTGAATTGCAGAAAAAAGACTATATGGTAATTTACATTGATACTGAAGGTGCAATTGACTCAGGCGACTATGTTAAATTTGGAGTAGACCTAACTAAATTAAAATATTTACGTATGGGGCTTATTAGTGAAGTTAAATTCTATGTGCATGATCTAATTGAAACGCTCAAGGAGAATCCAGGACTTAAGCTTGCACTATTTGTAGACTCAGTAGGCATGTTAGATACTGATAAGAGTCAACGCGATATGGAGGCAGGTAAAAATGCTGCAGATATGGGACTTCGTGCAAAAGAAATGAGATCACTATTTAAATCATTAACATTGGATCTTTCAAATTATAAAGTTCCTTTTATTTTTACAAATCATACATATGCCTCAATGGATCAATATACACCAAAGGGTATGTCTGGTGGTGGAGGTCCAGAATTCTCTGCATCAATTATCTTGATGTTAAGTAAAGGAACTCTTCGCGATGAGGCTAAAACTACAACTGGAATTATTGTTCGTTCTAAAACAAAAAAGAATAGATTATCCAGACCAATTGATATTGAATTTCATATTTCTTTTCATAAAGGCATGAATCAATATGTTGGCCTTGAACAGTATGTTAATTGGGAATCATGCGGAGTTGGTAGAGGTAATAAACTTACTGAAAAAGAATTTTCTAAACTTAAGTCTGACGAATCTGAACTGTGTTCAAAATTTGAAGTTGCTGGTGAAACTTTTTATTTTTTACCAAAGAAATTAGGTAAAACTTATATTATTCGTCATAATGGTGATGCAGTTCCAGTTAAAGAATTTTTCTCAGCTAGACTATTTACACATGAAGTATTAACTGAATTAGACGAAAAAGTTATTAAACCAACTTTTAAATTTCCTGAAACACAAGATGGAATTGATACATTAGAAACTGCGGAATTAGAAGACTTAACTGATGACTCAGATGATATTTAAGATAAAAGATGAATTACCTATAAAATATAAATTAAGCGTTCATTCAGCAATGCCTAATTATCCATCCGCTCAAGATTTTATGTTTGATGTTGCGGCTCATATTGTTAGAGTAACTGAATTAAAAGAGAAAGACTGGGACTCAAATGATATTAAGTTTTCAACTAAAACTTTAAAATATGTATTTGGCGATCATATGAAAAATGAGTCGTTTAAAGCAAAATTAAAAATTTTAATTAAAGACCTATTAGATACTGGATTATTAATTAAAAAAGGAGAATTTATATTTATGCCAGAATCTGAATTTTTAAAGTACTATTTAATAGCATAATACGACTTAACCTATGATGATTGATTTTAAAGAGAATATTGAATTACTTGAAAGAATAATTTTCAATTTTGTCTTAACTGAAGATGATAATGATACTGTAATTAAACCTAAAAATTATGATTCTCTAGATAAAAGAGAAATCATACCAATGATAAAGGCTAATTATTTTAATGATGATACCCTACAAAGGTTATATAGAGAATCCAAGAAATTTTTTTTAGAATACAAAAAAGTCCCAACTAAGAACGAACTTAGGGAACTTGCAAATCTAGCAAATTTAGATTTGCCGGAAGATAAATTTAATAAGGTGTTTGCGGTTGACTTAACCAGTTATAATTATGACTTTTTATTTAAATATACAAAGGCCTTTATTTTTTATAAAAATTTAAATGAATCAGTTATTGATGTCTTATCCTATTTAAAAACAACTGATATTAATCCTGAGAATGTAGAACTTATTACAAATGAAGTTCGTTCTAAATTTAATGATAAATTAAATGTTTCATTTACTAATGCCGAATCGGGCTTAGATTTTTTTAATCCAGTAGATCACGTACAGTTATCAAAAATAGGAAATCCTACCGGCTTTAAGTTTTTTGATAAAACATTAGGTGGCGGTTGGAACCCAAAAACGCTTGTTGTTTTTCAAGGCCGACCAAAGGTTGGAAAATCAATGGTTCTTTCTAATATTGCAGGCCGAGCCTTTGTTGCAGGTTGTCAAGTAGGAATTGCTACTCTTGAATTATCTGATCGTAAATACATGAAAAGATTAGGCTCAATGGTTTTAAGTATTCCATTTAAAGAATATGATGCAATGTTAGACCCAAGTCAGGTAAATGAAGTTACTCATAAGATGAAATCATTAAAAGAAACGGTTTCAACTCTTGGCGAGTTACAAGTTAAAGAATTTCCTACCGGTACGGCTACTGCAATTGATATAGAGAATTATTTTTTAAAAGTTCAACAAAATACTGGAAAGAAATTTACAATTATTGTAGTTGACTATATTAACTTAATGAGACCTATGCGAGAGCAGGGCAGTACATATGAAAAAATTAAAGTTATATCTGAAGAGTTAAGAGCAATTGCAATTAGAAACGAATGGTGTATTATTACCGCAACTCAAATTAAAAGAGATGCAGTAGATGATCAAGACTTAAGTATGTCAGATATTGCCGAGTCATTTGGTTTAGTACACACAGTAGATTCGCTATTTGGCTTAATGAGAGGCCCTATGGAAAAACGTATGAAGATTAAATTGATTGCAAATAGAGATGGTGGATATAACGAAAGTTTTAAAATGTATCGTATGAGTTATGAATTTGCTAAATTAATTGAAGAGACGGATCCAGCCTCAGAATTTTATTCAGATGATGATGATACTCAATCCTTAGAAAATCAAATGAGAAATCAATATCATAGTGCACAGACAACTCAAACAACCCTGCCGCCTAATTTAATTCCAATGGCAGAGGCTCTAGCCCGACCGTTTAATACTTCACATGATGATATATTAAGTTTAATTAATTAAAAAAAATACTAAAATAATGGCAAAAAAGAAAAATGATGACCTATTTGAAGATTTAGGATTTGAAGACCAGGATGATTCTACTCTAGAGTTATTAGATTCTGATGAATCTGACCAAGTTGAAGATGATTTAGAGTCAGAAGACCAAGTTGAATTAGATAGACGTAAAGCTGACTATGCTAAACTTAAAAAAACAGATAAAATATTTAATAATTCATATAATGCAGGTTCTACTCTGGTTGAAGATGAAGACGAAATTCATTCGTATAATGAAATTAAATTAGATTCAAGTTCTCCAGACTATCATCTATATGATAAAGAAAAATATATTGATGGTATTGATTTTAAAATAACTCAAGTTGATATAAACAAATTTATTTCTACATCAGATGAAGTTAATTTAATATTGGGACCTGAACCGGCTAAGAAGAAATTTATAAAATCTGAAATTAATGATTTATTTAAAATAATATTAAATGGTGTTAGTGTAGGCGAATCTGCTAGTGTATTTGTAAGTTCAATTCATGTATTAGATACAATATCTGCATTAACCTGCATGGAATATAAAAAGCTATTTGATATGTTGATTTATGATAATAAAGAAATCCTATTAATTGAATTAAATAAAAAATATTCATTTCTAGATAAATCATCTAAAAACTTAAAAATGTTTTAATAATGAATTTAACCAATATTAGAAAAATAACACTGGTTGGAGATCTTCATTTAGGAATTCGAAATAATTCAGTTGAATGGATGAATATTCAACGAGACTTTTTATTAGATTTTTTACTAACAAAAGTAGACGAAGATTTTGATGAAAACCGGGATATACTTATCTTAGAAGGAGATATTTTTCATTCTAGAGAATCTATTAATGTCAGAATACAAAATGAGGCCTTTGATATTTTTAAAAAACTATCTAAAAAATTTAAAAGAGGAATTTATATCATTATAGGTAATCATGATGTTTATTATAAAGATAAAAATGAAATTCATTCACTAAAATCATTAAGTTATTTAGCCGATAATATTCATGTATTTGAGAGCCCAGAGATATTAACAATTAACCATTCTCATAATTTCTTAATGTTACCATGGATAGAAGACATGTCAGTTTTATCAAATAAGGTTAATGATTATAGAAACTTATGTCAATATATAATATGTCATGCTGATATTAAAGGTTTAAAATTTAATAAATGGACTCATGTTGAGCACGGTATTGAAATTGATGCACTAAATACCTATAAAAGGGTATATGGAGGTCATATACATCATAGACAAGAGCGTGATAACATTTTATATACTGGAACTCCATACCAAATGGATAGAGGAGATATTGGTAATGTTAAAGGATTCTATCAATTAGAGGTAGATTCGCCAGTTTTAGTTGAAACATTTATTGAAAATACACAGTCTCCAACCTTTGTTAAATTTGATATAATGAATATATTAGAGTTACCAATTTCTGAAATCTATAAAAAATTTAGTAATAATTTTATAGATATAATGATTAATATTAATTTTGCAAATAAATTATCAGTTACCCGATTTCTAGAAGAAATTTCTAATATACCTCACCGTAAAATAGAATTTTTTACATACACTGATCAAACTGAAGCTGATGCTGAAATGCAGTCTGACTTTAATCCAGAAGATGGATTTAATATTTCTGATATTTTTAAAATGTATTTAAAATCAAAAGAATATTCTCAAGATATTAAAATGAATTTAGCTAAAAAATTTATAGAAATTCATCAATTTGTAAAAAGCCAAAATACCTATGCTTAGCCCATTTATTAGTAGTTATGTTAGAATTATAAAAACCAGTACCTCAGTTAAAGCAGTTGCTACTCAATACATACCTCAAAATACAATAATTGAAGTATGTCCAGTATTTACCATAACAAATAAAGATTCAATAATATTAACTAAATCAAATCCAGAATTTGGTAAAAAATTAATACTTAATCAAGAGGTTATAGATAATGAAATGAAAGTATTTACCCAACTTGGTGAAATGGAGTTAATAAAAAGACTAGATTCAGGTGAATTATCAAATGCGGACTACATAGAAATATTAAAATCAAAAATCAATGTAAATTCATTAAGTAATTTAAAATCACATAATATTCCATTAGGTTATGGACTTATATATGGAATTAGTGATTATCCAAATATGATTAGAGAATTTGATACACCTAATAAACTTTGCATATTTAAATCAGTACTAGATGTAGTAGAAGGCCAAACTTTAACCTATTTTGTTTAACAAATGAAGATAACTCAATTCTCTTTTAAAAATATTTGTTCATACGGAAACAAATTACAAACTTTTAAATTTTCAGAAGATCCTCAACTTATTTTAGTTCAAGGTAAAAATGGAAGTGGTAAATCATCAATTTCTGATGCATTAACTGTTGCCTTATATGGTAAATCATCTATTCGTAAAACCAAAGAGATTCCAAACCGCATAAATAAAAATGCCTATACTCATATTGAATTTATTGCCGCCAACGGTGATAAAATTGAAATAGAAAGAGGCTTAGAGCCTAATTTTTCAAAGTTATTAATTAATAATTCAGAACATAATTTACCTGATAAACGTAGAGTTGATGAATTTATTGAAGAAGAATTAACTAAGATTCCATTTAACGTATTTTCAAATACAATTAGCCTATCAGTTAATGATTTTAAAAGCTTTGTTAAATTAAGTCCGCACGATAAACGTCAAATCATTGATAAAATATTTGGATTAGATATAGTTAATGATATGTCTAAAGTAGTTAAAGAAGAGGTTAAAGACTTAAGAACTTCAATCCACTCAATTGATTCTACTTTATTAAATAATAATTCAATTTTACAAAATTCAATTTCTCAACTTGATAATTTAAAATTAGATTTAAATTCAGCTAAAGCAGTTAGAATTTCTGAACTTACTGCTGAAATTACTAAATTATCTAATCAAAAAGAAGAAAAGCGACTTGTTTATACCAGCTTAAATTCACAAGTTGGAATTATTGAAAAGAGTATTACTGTTGCTCGTGATTTAAAAGCCTCAACTCAATATACAATTACTGAGATTCAGAAAAAATTAGATCTATATTCTAAAAATAAGTGTCCACACTGTCTTTCTGACTTAACTGATGAAACACATATTACAATAAAAGACAAGTTATTAAATAAAAAGAAAACTCAATCCGACTTATTACCTGGGCTGGTTGAAAATATTAACTTAATTAATTCTGACTTAAATACAAAAAAGGCAGAACAAGTTGAATCTAGGGACTCATTCTATAAAATTGATGGACTATTATCCCCACTTAACCGTGAGTTATCTGAGTTAAACCAAATTGACTCTAAAAGGACTGGTACCGAATATATTAATGGAGTAATTTCAACAATTGAGTCAGAAATTACTAATTTAACAACTGATAAGGCTGGTTATTCGGCTAAATTGGCCATTTCTCAAGAAATGGAAGATATCCTATCAGATAATGGAATGAAGCGACTATTAATGAGTCAAATAATTCCAATGTTAAACCGTAAAATTTTAAAAACCTCTAAATTATTAGAATTTAAGTTTGCATTTGAATTTGATTTGGAATTTAATCCAATTATTACTCATTTAGGAATTCAAATATCACCAGATTCATTATCTGCTGGCGAACAGAAGAAAATGAATCTAATTGTTCTATTGTGTATTTTAGAATTATTAAAATTAAAACACCATAAAGTTAATTTATTATTTTTAGATGAAGTATTTTCATCATTAGACGTAGATTCAATCTATAGAGTCGTAGACCTATTAAAAACCTTTTCTAAAAAATATAATATGACTATTTTTGTAATTTCACATGATCCTTTACCTGAAGAGTTTTTTGATATTAAGTTATTAATTGAAAATTCTGATCATTTCTCTGATATCAAATCAGACTAAACCATTATCTGTTTTTTTAGTATAATTTAAATATGTTAGTATTTAATGGTCAATCATTTGCCGCTTGTTATAAAGACTCAATTTCTTACCTATTGGTTAATGGTGAAGAAAATGGTGCTCGTGGAACTACTAGTAAAGAATTATTAGATGTTGCACTAGTTATTGAGGATCCAACCAGTTGTTTATATACAAATGACACACGCGGATCTCAAACTGGCTATATTGCGGCTGAATTGTTATGGTATTATTTAGGTCGTAATGATGTTAAATTTATTTCACAATGGGCCAAGTTTTGGGAATCTATCCAAAATCCAGATGGAACAGTTAACTCAGCCTATGGTAATTTAATTTTTACACTTAAAAATTCTGATAATTATTCACAATATCAATGGGCAATTCAAAGTTTAATAAAAGACCCAAATACTAGGCAGGCAGTAATGCACTTTAACATGCCAATTCATCAGTATTCTGATAATAAAGATTTTGTATGTACAATGTATGCAAATTGTCATATAAGAAATAATAAATTTTATATGTCAGTATTTATGAGAAGTAATGATGCAATTTGGGGTACTCCAACTGATGTTGCCTTTTTCTGTTCATTACAATTACAGATGTATATTCACTTAAAGGAATTTTATCCAAAATTAAAACTTGGTTCATATACTCATGTCTCTAATTCATATCATATCTATGATAAGCACTATGATATTTCTTCTAAAATGTTAGGTTTTGAATTTAAACCAGAATCATTACCGTTACCTATTACTAATTTAATAGAGATAGATGGAACCCCAAGTTCAAATTTAATAACCCTATTTGAGTCAATAAGTAGTGAAGATAAACAATACCTGATTTTTCAAGACGGTAATAGTTTAATTAAATGGATTTATAAAAATATTTCAAAAATTAAAAAATGATACTTGCTCGTAAGTACTCAAGTAGACAGCACAGGTTTGACCAAACTTATATCGCTATGGCAGAGTCATGGTCACAATTATCACATGCTAACCGTAAAAAAGTTGGAGCCTTAATTGTTAAAGATAATTCAATTATTTCAGATGGATATAATGGTACGCCTGCTGGTTTTGAAAATGAATGTGAAGAGGCTATTAATAATGAAGATGGATCATTTAAAGAATATAAAACAAAATGGTATGTTTTACATGCCGAGGCCAATGCAATTTTAAAAGTTGCTAAATCAACCCAAAGTTGTAATGGCTCTACTCTCTATGTAACATACTCTCCGTGTACTGACTGTAGTAAATTAATTATGCAGGCTGGAATTACCAGAGTTGTATATTTAGAAGAATACCGTGATACCAACGGATTAGACTTTTTGCGGAGAGCAGGAGTTGAAGTTAAAAAAATCGACATAAATGATCGATAACACAGATAGATCACTGGAAATAGTTTTCGTAAGGGATTTAAAACAGTTTGTACATGCACTAAACAAAAAAGGAAAATCAGATTATCTTCTTAATGTAACTAAAATAATACGTGAAAAGTTTGAGCAGGATATTGTTGTTCCAAATAAAATTCAATCTTTTTTAATAAATTATGAAATTAAGAAATTAATAGACAAAGCCGTAAATGTTAGAAACCGTAAATATAATAGGATAATTTATATTAACTCAAATATTTCTCCAAATACAATATTAAATACTCTAGATTTTTTAATAGGGGCATACCCAGAAGTTGTATTTGATCCAAGTTTAATTGATTTAGACGGAGATTTAGAGAATATTCCAAACCTTAAAACTATTAAAAAAAGGCAATGATTTTAAATAAAAAAAGCAGAAATATAATATCTCTGCTTTAATATAAAACTATTTTTTAGTTAAAATTATTCTTCGCCATTAAAATTTTCTCCATCTTCTTCTTCAGTACATTTCTTTTCAATTGCTGCACATAATAAGTCACAAACTTCAGATTTTTCCATTTCCATAGTTTCACAAATATTAGTAATCATTGTTTGAAGTTCATCTCCGAACTCTTCTAATAATTTATCTAATTGCTCTTCATCTACTTCATAGCCTAAGTCTACTGATTCTTCTTCTTCTTCAAATTCATCAAATGTATCAACTTCATCTTCTTCTTCCATAATTCCTTCTTGGTCTTCTAGGTCTTTTTTTGTTAGGTCGTCTGGATCTTCAACTGGATTCGGATCATTTGGATCAAATTCATAGTTTTCATTAATAAATTCTTCGAATCTAATAATATTTCCTTCTTCTATTGCGTTTATTACTGCAATTGTTGGTGTTGAATACATGGGTTCATATGATTTTTTCTTTGCTGTTCTATATATAATATCACTCGTAAATCCTTTCCAGGCAGAGTCATAATTTGGATTAAAACGTCCGCCTTCAGCATCAGGATTACGCTCAACAATTCGTTGGTATTCTTTTAATTTAGTTTTCTTTGCTTTATCAAAATCAGCCTTTTCTTTGGGTCCTCCAAAGGCAGGTTTCTTTATATCTGACCAATTATCCATGGATGGATTATCTCGGCGCTTTACATTAAACATTTCCATTTTTTATATAAATGTTTTTTATTGACCTACTCGGGTTTCAACATACCTGTCTGCAACAAACGGTACAGCTAATGATGCAATACCAGTAGTAGCCTCTGCTGAATAGTCTAGAGTTAGTTCATTAAATTTAGTTGTATCTAAAAATACTGGAGCAAATACAAATTCTCTAAATATTGCACCAGTTCGGTTAAACATTGTAACCTGTACAGAAGCAGCATCAGCTGATGTTCCTGCATAGTCTACTTTTAAACCTTGTTGACCTGTCATTGGATTATAGATTAAATCTGCCCATGCCCTAAATGCATTATAGATATAATTATCATTTGTATTATTTAAGTTTAGTTCAAAGTCAATTACAAATTTATGAAGAGTTGAAGCTGGTTTAGCTGCTGCATATGCTCTTTCTGCAAATTTATATTTTTGCGTAATAATTGCACCACCGGCGTTACCTGCAAGTTCAGGAAGAGGTCCAACTTTTTTAACATGTTCTAATGTTAAATTAGATGCCCATCCTGCTTTAGCCTTAATTGCTGGCGGCGGAGTTATAATTACCTCAAATTGATTAAGGTAAACTGGCTCATACCTTGCGGGGCCAGCGGTTGAATTTTTAAAATGAGGTAGACCTGCCATCTTGTCTTATTTTTTATAGTTATTTATTAACGAACTTTGCTAATTATTAATTAATTAAGTTTTTTATATGATTCAACCTCTGCGTCACTAGGGGCATCAAGGCCTTTGTCTTTTACGTGCTTTTTATAAAAATCAAGTTCTTTTTGTAAGTCTTTTAATTTAGCTTGATTCTTAGTGAGTGCAATTTTACTAACATATGTTTCTTTTTCAGCCTCTGGTGTTGCCATATTTTCTCCAGCCTTAAACGTTAACTGAATCGATGGAATTATCTGTACCAATAAATTTTCAGAAATTGAGTCAGTTGATATATTAAATTTTTCAAAATTAAATCTATGAGTTTCACTAAATAAACCACTTAACTGTACCGTTGCCCAAATTCTTGAACTATTGTCTAAAGTTTCGCCAGTTTCTTTTTTAACTCCCATATTATTAGATAATTTATGCTTAACTACTAAACTGTAGGTTTCTGAACTTGCATCAATAAATCTTAATTTATCTCCGTGTACCGTTACCGTATATGAAAATCCTTTGCTGGGTGACTCAGGTTCCTTAGGCGCATCTTTAGGTTCTTCAGTATTAGTAACTTCATCCTTTGTATCAATCTCCTCAGGCTTAATTTCAGGGATATTATCGGTATTAAGTGGTTTATTATTTATCGTATTTTCTTCAGTTACTTGATCCTTTGACTTATATAATTCGGTTAATTCAGTATCAATAACGGTATTTAATTCTTTTAATTTGCCTATAATTTTATCAGCGGTTGAATATGTAAAATAGGTAGAGAGACCCATTGCACTAACAAACTCTAAGTCTGGATAAACATCGCTTCCATGAAGTTCAATAACCTGATTTTCTTGATCCCATACTGCCTGCATTCCATTACCTGGATTTTTCCATGTAATTTTAAAGCTGGCAATTGACTCAACAATTATTCCTTCTCCAATCATTTTATACGGTTAACCGATGTTTTTATCGCCTTGGAATTCTTTTCCGCGATTTGATTTTTTAGTAGATGGATCAACTGGTTTATAGTTTGCCCAAATTTCATTATAAATTCTACAAGATGCTCCCATAAAATTAACAATACCTACGTATTTTTTACGGTCATCACCTTTCATTTTAGAAATTTTACGACCAATTGCTCGGGCATCATCTAGGTCTAATTCGTCTTCCTCGTCTTTTCCAACCAGGTCTTTTATTGAATTACCTTCAGCTATTATACGATAACTATATGATTCAAATGTAGGTTCAGCATAACTATGCATAGAATCAGTATAATCTTCATCAATTTCATAATTTGGGTCTTCTTTTTTTATTATTGATAACCCATCTTCCACTGTCTTAACTGGAATTAACATATTATTGCCAACTACATATAACCCATCACTACGTTCTTCAATTCGCATTGGGCCTGATAAATCAAACTCCATACCGTCACTAAATTTCATATAATATTAATTATTTTCTTGGCAACTTTGCCATTGCTGAATCAACTTTCCTATTAACTGAATTTCCTTTAACTGTTATCTTAGCAAATTTAGAGTCAACGTTTTTACCGGGAACAGAGCCTTTACCTTTTGGTAAACTTGAAGTACCGGTCTTAACTGATTTACCAGGAACAGATCCTCTACCCTTTGGTAAACTTGACGTACTTGAATTAACTGATTTTTTAACAGATTTTCCTTTTGGTGTACCTGCAGTTAAATTGTTATTTACCTGTTTAGTAACAGATTTACCTTTTGTAGGCGTACCGGTTGCAAGATCGCTATGCGATTTTTTCTCAAACAGGTATTGCTCATAGCTTAGTACTGATTTCATATGTAATTTATTATTTTTAAGTTTATTATTTACTAAAGTTATTTATTAGCGAGTCTTTTCACAAAAAGAAGAGGCTCTCTTTTGGAAAGCCTCTTACTTTAGTTATTAGTTAATCAATTAAGATTATGCAGCGTAACCAGTAGATGGAGCAACTGAACCAGTTAATACACCAAGACCTGTTACGTTCATAGTGATATACTGAGTTTCTGGATGCCATCCAGCTTCTGTGATTGCATAACGAGATTTCATACCAATTTTTGGAGAGAAAGTTCCCTCTGCAATTGTTTGAAGACTCTCTGCCATGATATACGGTAAGAATTTAACACCTGGCTCCTCATCTGCACCTTTACGGCCGATATGGATACGGTTATCGCTAAATTTCAAGTTTGGATCTACATACACAGTTAAACCGTGAACTTTTCCAGCAGGGTATAATTGACCAGCACCAGAAGGTAAATCGTTATTGAACGGAGCGAAAGTATAACCAGCAACATCTGCTAAAGCAGAAGCAACACGGCCATTTGTTACGATGTATGTACCTGCACCGAAACGACCTCTATGATAAATCAAGTTAGCCATTTCAAGGATTTTAGTAACAACACGACGTTGTAAAGTTGAGATATTCTCAAAACCAGTTCCAACTGTTAAGTTTAAAGTGGTAATTCCAGAACCTTCAACTGCATTAACTGCAGTAGCATGAGTTTGACCTAAAGATAAAACTCTATCAGTTAATTTTTTGTTAATAGATTGAGCTAATTCGTTAACAGCAACGTTTTCTAACATTGACATTACGTCGAAATTCCAAACTCGGTTAAGATCTTGGATTTGCTCAACTGTTGCAGAAATAGCAACTTGATCTCCTTTTGCCTCAATGAATTTCGTAAACATACGAAGACCCATTTGACGGAATTTAGAACTTTCAGCAGTTGCACGAGTCATACCTTCCATTTCAAGATTTTCACTTGAGTTTAAGAAAGGACCTTGGAATGAAGTAGCAGCATAGTCATCATCGCTTACTGAAGTAAAACCAGTAATATGATTTTCTAATGCAGATACTAAACTAACAGTCATACCTGCAGTTCCACCGAAACCTAACCATGGTTCAGCTGCAGTACCTGCAGCGGCATTACCTGTGTCAGGTGAAGTACGTGTACCAGTATGAGCTGCGTCATCTAATGCAGTTACCGCAGTAGCTACAGTAGTTGTATTAACTGAATCAGTTGCTCCAGTTATTACTTTAAGTATTGGTAAACCGTCTATACGAGATTTTCCAACAAATTGAAATTTAAATGCACCAACACCGTTAGCAGCACCAGTTAAGGCTTGAATATATTGTCCAGCTACAATTGCTGTATTAAGAGCACTTGATAGTTTAACTAAGAATGGTTCGTACTGAGTATCAGTATTACCACCTTGGTATACATAATCCAAATAAGGTAAGAAACCTACTGGAGAATCCATCGGAACTACACCAACTAGGTCGAAACCAACTGTTTTAGCAGCTACTTGAATTGCTACTGGTAAAAGGCTTGGGAATTTATCACCAGAACCAGATACAGAAGCACCGTAACCATTTTTAGTACCTGCAGTAAAAGGAGTCATAGAACTTGTTGGAGAACTAATTGCACCGATTGAAGAGATAGAACCTGGTTGTTGTAAAAACAAACCTGGAGCTGAGCCTGTTGTGTTTAAACCTTCGTTTAATGAACCTGCATTTTCGAAGATTGCATGGTTGTGAGCGTAGTCAACTAACCAAGGGCGAGCTGAAACGTTTGCACCATAACCTTCTAATACTGGGGTCCAAGTTTCTTTGATTGAAGCATCGTTCAATCTTTTGAAAATTTTTGTTGCCATTTTTATAAATTATTTTTTTTTTAATTTTGTGCTCTTCTTTGTAGAGCAGCTAAGTAGTTATCTGAGTAACCTCTTAGGCTTTGATTTACTTGTTTTAACGAAACAAAACCTTCTTTACCGTGGCTTTCGTTAATATTGTTTGATGTATTAATTGATTCTTGAGCAATTCTTTCTGTAATCGGGCGAAGATCGCGAGAATCCCAGAATGCTTTTGCTTGATATTGAGTATTTACTACTAGACTTGAAGCCTGTGCCGAAATCCAATTTAATTCAGCCTCATTCATACTTTCAACTATAGATTTATATTTTTCAGGCATAAATTTAATATAGCTTGGAGTATTTTCAGTTTGCTTATTTAATACTGCTTCCATGATATTAATAACTTCTCCTTCAGTAAAGAAGATAGCACCTCTCATAGTTTCAACAATTGAAGCTTTAGTTGGTTGATCTAAACCATAGAATTTTTGTTTATTAGATTCGCTTAACAATTTAAGAAATGGATACTTATTCTCTAAAACTGTATTTGCTGAATTAGATTTAATATGAGTTAATATTCCATCAACTGCACTGGTTAAATCATCAACTCCAGAAGTTTCATCAACTTGATAATTTGCTCCTTCATTTAATTTTTTAACGTCTGATAATAATCTACGAGCTTTAACATCAACATTAGATGTGATTTTTTCATTCATAGTTTCAGCAATATATTCAGAATACATTATTCCTTTCTGTAAATTTTCTCCTAAATAGTTAGAGTAGTTAATTGCTGCATCTAAGTTTTCTGCAAGGTAGTTAGAATATTTAATTCCTTTTTCTGCACTTTCACCTACATATTCAGCGTATTGAATTCCTTTATCTACGTTCTCAGCAAGATAGTTAGTATAGGCAATTGTCTTTTCAACATTCTCTGCAATATACTCACCATAATTAATAGACTGATTAACTTTTTCGCCTAAATAGTCAGAATATCCAATATTCTTTTCTACTTTTTCAGCTAAATAGTCGCTATAGTCAATTACATTATTAACCTTTTCAGCAACATGTTCAGTATAGTCAATTCCTTTATTTAACATAGTTGATAAATAGTTAGTATATCCAACCATTTTCTCCATTTCGCCTGCTAAATAATTAACGTATTCAACTAACTTACCAGTTACTTGAGGATCTTCAGAATTTTCATTTAATGAACTTAATTTAGTATTATTCTTTGAAATATTCTCTTGAAGTTTTTGAAATTTATTCTTAACCAATTGAGAATATTGATTCATTTCATTTTTTGTTACAAAGTCAGTAGCCATGTGCTTTTTGTTATTTTGTTGTGTTTTTATAATATCAGAGTTATTTATTTGGTATATTTTAACAGAATCTTCAAAACTAAAGCTTTCTGATATATCTTTTAAATTATTTGTGATAGAAGTCATTTTTAAAGTATCTAATGATTCAAATAGTGATGAATAATTACCCTTTAAACTTTCAGATACTTGACTTAGTGAAGCTTGTGAAAAACCTGGTTCAGCAACTAGGTCATATGTAAATATTTTTTGCAACTTAACCTTTCCACCATCGCCAACTTGACCAGCTGCTCTTGATGAACTTGAAATTGTACACCCTGACTCAACTAGTGTTTTTGCAATACGTCCACACGGTGTATCTAATACTTTAAGCCGAATTTTTATACTATTGCTAGGCTCATCATATGTTAGTCCTTCAACTACATGCGATACATTTTTAAGAGAAACATCAAAACTTTGAGGATGATCTAATTCTCCAAACAGTTGACCTTTACTTATTTTTTCATTTAGATAATTTAAGTGAGGTAAATACTCCTGTTTTTCGTAAATACGATTGTTTTCATTTTTTTGTCCAAAAACTGCACATATACCCTCAAGTACAATTGTTCCATTTGTATTTGTTGCTGATAATGCCTGATTGCTTTTCTCAATAATAAAAACTTGATCTTTACCTAAGCTTTTTGCATTTAAATTTGTTATAGTAGTATTAGCCAATTTAGTGAGACTTTTTAATTATTTATATAGCACTATCTTAAAAAAGATAAACTATACTAACATTATTTATCAAACTCACTAAGTAATTCTTTAAAATTGGCTAAAGCTGATTCGCTAAGTTTAGAAAGGTCTATTTTTTTTATTTTAATATCAAATACGTATGACCCAGTAGCTCCGCTTGGTGCAAATAATCCATGGCCGGGTATTCTAACCTTTAAATCTGATAAATTATTTGAATTAAATGATTTTATTCTGTATTTTTTACCTAATGGATTTTCCAATACAAGTTCATCATTAAATAGTGATTCATATAAACTAATTTCAACCGGTTGTACCAGGTCACTCTCATCTATTGATAGGCCTTGTAGATCTATTAATACTCTAACGGTTAGGTCTCCATTAACATGAGACTGGATCGGTCTTCCGAAAAAATCAGAACTATTTGTTACTTGACTAGAACCTCCACCTCTAACCTTAAGAATAATTGCAGTATCTGCACCAACCTGAGTAAATGGATAGGCTTGGGTTGATAAATTTAATTTTATTCTAATTGACTTATCTTCAAATGTTGAGCCTGCGGAATTAGATTTTGAAATTTTATAATTAACCGTAAACTCAACACCAGCCATTAATTCAGCAATTTTAAAATTACGATCTATTTGTATATTAAGATTTGCTAAATTAGTATGAGCAAACGAGAAATCAGTAAAGGTTGTACTAAAACCTGAAAAATTTGAATAGCTTTGTCGTAGTGGATTATCATAAGTTGCTCTTTTTGTAACATCGCCTAGCGTATCATATGCTTCAGAGACCTCCTTAAATTTAGCCTCTCCATCTGGATTTTTATCTGGATGAAACTTTTTTGATAGAGTTCGATACGCTTGCTTAATTGTATCCTGATCAGCTGATTTAGATACTTCTAATATATCATAATAATTTTTCAAAACCGTAAATCTAATATTATTTTTAAAGTATATTACTAAGTATATAAATTAAGTTTATTTAATTGAAAAAATAATATTAGATTTGAAATTTGCAATTTTTACCTATTATTCAGAAAATGTTGTTGATATTTTTGTTAAAAATATAGAATCACTTATTTATAATTTAGATGAAGAACCTGACCATTTAGTAATTTGTTCAGAAACAGAAATTCCATCTAAAATATTAACCGCCCTATCTCAATCAGTTAATATTGTTAAATTATATCCAGATTATAACTCTAAACTTGCAAAAAAGAGATCAACTGGTAAATTTATAGTTAATCCATCAATTATTTCAGCCTTTTCTTATACTGGTGCTGATAAATTAACTGTAATTGACCCAAATATTTTTATTGTTAATCGAGTTCCAATTAGCAATACGGCAAATACCTTTTATAAAAACCATACAGGAACAATTTCATCTAGCCTATTTACTGTTAATTTAAATAGTACTGTTGCGAATGCCGCAGCTGCTGCATTTTCAATTGCCGATTTTGGAGTACAGTCAATTATTGGAATGTTTTCATATTTTATTGCAAATTCACCTTCCTTTTCAGACAAGTCAATTAGTCACTATTTTATATTTAGGGAACCGGTTACTGCTGCCTCTCCTAATATTGACAAACTTATTGCAATTGACCTTTTTGATTCAGTTGGCAAACCTTATTTCAAAGAGCTATTTCAAATACGAGACCTGCATATTAATAAAAATAAATCCACTTCATTAACTAAAATTATTAAAAAAACTGGATCAATCGCTAAGTCTATTGTTAATTCAATTCAATCAATCCCTGATCCATCAATTGCTAAAGAAATTACATTAATTAAATCATCACGCAAGTTAACAAACTTAGCAAAAATGACCCCATTAATCATTAGTTTTCATTCAGATTCAAATAACCGAAACTATTATCTAAATTTTGCAGAAAAATTAAAAAGACAGTGTAGTCAATTTTCAGTAAAGCATGATATTGTAAAAAAGGAGCCAATTGGAGACTATTCTTCAAACTGTTTAATGAAACCTCAATTTATTTTAGAAAAGTTAATTGAATATAAAAAGCCATTAATTTGGATGGATTGTGATACTACATTTAAGGAGCCATTTGCTGAATTTAATAATATAGGTGAAGACTTGGCAATGGCAACCCATAGCGGAGATATGACTGGAATAAAGGCTTCACCGATATTTTTTAACTATACAGTTGGAGCATTTAAGGTAATTAGAGAATGGGTAATTCATAGTAGCTGTGCACTAGCAAAAGGCATTGTTGAATTAGACCATGATGCAATTAAGCACTATGTTATTCCTAAATTAGAAAGTGAATTTTCAGTTAAATTATTATCTGATAATTGGATGGATTTTGTCCATGGTAGATATATTGATAATGGAAATAGTAATATGCCAGAAAAAGGTGAAGTTTTTAGAAAAGTAAATTCACTAACCGATAATCAGCGTTGGAATATCAGTGCCGGTACTAAAACTTTTAATATCAAGTTTAGCGGCACAGAGGACTCAGTTTTTGCTAATGCATATACCTGCCTATTAAATTTTTCAAATACTAGTAGAATTAGATTTTGTTTTGATGAATCATTAAAAACCTCTAAATCAAAATATTTAAAAAAGTTAATCATTGAATCAGGTAATGAAATATTCTTTTATGATTTTTTAACTAAAGAGCTTAATTCTACTGATATTGAGATAACTGAAGATTATAATTGGGAAAAAAACTGGGATAAAATATGGAACAAATAACTGGAATAGGCTTGCCATTTCCGCCGGACTACTCTTCGTGTTCAAATTTACCACCTAAATTATTTAAGTGGACTTCTGGACCTTCAACTATTAAAATTTATATAGATGGAGCAATTGATCAAGGCTTATTAGATAGAGCTACTCCAACTAAATTTGGCTGGTTATGCGAATCTAGAGATATCTGTGATGATCAATACCGAAAAATAAAATCAAATATTGAACATTACCGAAAATATTTTAGTGGAATTTTTACATGCGATGAAACTTTATTAAGCAATCCTTTTTTTATATATGCTCCGCCTGGTTCAAATTTACCATGGACAAAATTTGATGAAATGATGATTTATCAAAAAACAAAATCTTGTTCAATGATTTGTTCGCCAAAGTCAAGAACAAAAGGCCATCAATTTAGGTTAGAAATTGCTGACCAGTTAAAAGATAAAATTGATCTATTTGGTGGAGCACACGGTTCTCAAAGAATCGGTCAAGGTATTGGCCCAAGTGGAGACTGGTGGAGGTCTAAATTACCTGCCCTAAAAGACTATCGCTTTTCAGTTACTTTTGAAAATGCAGTATACGATAAGTATTACACTGAAAAAATAACTGACTGTTTTGCAACTGGAACTATTCCAATTTATTGGGGTACCAAAAAGGTTAGTGAAGATTTTAATCCAAATGGAATAATTTTTTGGGAAGATTTTAAAGGAGTCAACTCATTAACTCCAGAACTTTATGAATCAATGATGCCATATATTATTGAAAATTTAGAAAGAGTTAAGGCCCTAGAGTCAGCCGACGATATACTATATAAAACAATTAAGTCAAAGTAGATATGACTAACTGTATATTAATTACTCCATATTTTAGATTGGCAAGTCAAACCAGAAATGCTGAACTTGAATTCTGTTTAGAGCAAAATTTAAAAAATCAAAATATTGATAAGGTAATATTATTAACTGATACTAAAATAACGGATAAAATACTTTTAGAAAATCCAAAAATTATTATAAAAAATACAAAGGGTAGACCCACTTATCAAAATGCAATATCAGTTGCAAACTATTATAAAAAAAAATTATATAGTAGAATTAAAACAATACTACTTATATGCAATAGTGATATTTACTTTCAAGATGATGATATTTTAGACATAAATACTCGACTTACTCGAAAAAATGCAATTACTTTATCCAGATGGAATCATATAGAACCGGAATCCGAGTCAGACCCTACTTTTGAATTATATGAACACTGGGATAGTCAAGATACTTGGGTATTTTTAAACTATATAAAACGTGGCTATTATGATTTTGAATTTGGAATTCCAGGCTGTGATAATCGATTTGCCTATGAATTAAATAAAGTTGGATACACGCTAATTAATCCGGCAAAAACAATAAAAAGTAGACACCTACACTTAACTAATATCCGAATGTATAGTGACACCAGCCCAAGAATACCTGAGCCATATCTATATGTTTCAGTAACAGAATAAAATAAATAAATTATGAAATTAGACTTATCTAATGTAACCGCAATTTGTATAGACGGCCGCCCAGTTGACGAAGCTCGGCAATCCAATTATCAAACTATTTTAAAGTATATGTTATCTTGTGTAACATTCGGTAAAATAAAAATGATAAGTTTAGAGGATCCAAAGGTAGAAGGTGTTGACTTTATCCAGGCAAGCCATATGACACTTGAAGAATATTCGGCCTTTTGTATTAATAAATTACACAGTTATGTAGATACTGACTTTTGTTTAATATTTCAAGATGATGGCTTTATCCTTAACCCAGAGTTATGGTCAGATGATTTTTTTAAATATGACTATATTGGTTCACCATGGCCGCTCTATATTGGTTGGCCAAAGGTTGGCGAACAGGTTGGAAATGGAGGATTTTCTTTACGTAGTAAAAAATTATTGGAATTTACCAAAACACTAAAGTGTATAGCAAATGAAGATGTTCTTATTGCATCAGTCTATAAAAATGAAATTGCAAAAGCAGGTTTGGTTATTGCCCCAGTTGAACTTGCTACTAAATTTTCAATAGAAATACCAATGGACAATATGCACGGCCCAACCAATACATTTGGATTTCATGCCAAACATCTAGTCGAAGAGGCCTTTAAAATAATCAACAATAAATAATGAAAACCCTTGCATATTACCCAGTTCACTATGGTGCAGAATACTTAGATGCCTCAATCCGGTCAATTTCTGATCAAGTAGATAAAATTGTAATTTTATACACAACACACCCAAGCTATGGTCATGGAACCGCAACTCCTTGTCCGGAATCAGAATCTGAAATTAGAGATATTGCCCACGCTGCCTCAAATAAAGTACACTGGGTTAATGCCGATGGTGCATGGAATGAAGGCCAACACCGCAGTCTTGCCTGGAAATATGCACACGGTTATAATGTTATGCTCGCAGTTGATGCAGATGAAATTTGGGAACCAATTTCACTAGAAAAATGCATAAAAGAAACATATGAAGGTTCTGCATGGAGGCGAAATGTTAATGGTTTTGTTAATTTTTGGAAATCATTTAATTGGGCATGTTATGATGGGTTTCAACCAGCTAGACTATTTAACATAAATAAAAATAATCAAATTGAAGAATCTATTAATGGAACAATTTATCATTTTGGATATGCTCAAGATAAAAAAATAATGGACTATAAATTTGAAATTCACGGTCATAAAAACGAAATAAAACCAGGCTGGTTAGCTAATACCTATTATGCGTGGCAACCTGGAGATAAAGATATACATCCAACCTGCACAGTATGGGGAGAAGCCGTTGCTTTTGATAAAAATACTCTACCTGATGTTTTAAAAACTCATCCAAATTTTAATAAAAAAATAATAAGTTAAATTATGAAAACTATTTTATCACAAATACTTAATGTAACAAATACTCAGTTAAATTCAATTGATTTAACTAGGTATCAAGCCTCAACTGCTACCATTAATACTCCAAAAGATTGGTTTTATATGGAGTCAGGCACAGAACATTATAGGTTACTTGCATTTATTAGTACTCTATTTAATAATAAAACATTATTAGATATTGGAACATATCAAGGTAGCTCATCTATTGCACTGTCTTATAATCCAACTAATTCAATTATATCGTTTGATGTTAACCAGCAACCTGAGATATTAAAAATTGATATTGCTAATATTAAATATTGTATTGACAATATTTTAAATAGTCCATCAATTATATTAAATTCACCATTAATTTTAGTAGATACTTACCACGATGGTTCATTTGAAAGAGAATTTATTAACGAGTTAATTAAAATTAAATATACTGGTCTTGTATTATTTGATGATATTCACTTAGCTGGACCTATGCAAGAGTTTTGGGATTCAATTGCCATAGAAAAATACGATTTAACTAAAATCGGACACTATACTGGAACTGGATTACTTTATTTTAACTAAAAAAAAACAAAAACCATGGGAGAATTAACAATGGGTTTTAGGTCGTATGGTAATGTTACTAGACGTGGCGTACACAATTCAGTAATTATTGGTAAATATTGTTCATTTGCTGCAGGTTTAGTAATAGATGGAGGGTTTGGCCATAATACTGAATTTATTTCAACATATCCATTTAGCGTAAATTTTCAACAATGCAGCCATCTAACTGGTCATCCAGTGTGGAAGGGCGATGTTATAATAGGAAACGACGTATGGATTGGAGAAGACTGTTTAATAATGAGCGGTGTAACAATTGAGGACGGGGCAGTGATAGGGGCACGGTCAATTGTAACAAAGAACGTTGATCCATATTCAATAAATGTTGGATCTCCAGCTCGTAAAGTCAAGCCAAGATTCACAGATAATCAGATTTCAAATCTATTAAAAATTAAATGGTGGGATTGGGAAGAGGATAAAATTATTGAAAATGCGCAGTTATTAATGAGCAAAAATATAGATATTTTTATAGATAGACATAAAATATTTTAATGAAGAAGCTCCTGTATATACCGCTAGATTATCACCTACACTCTGAAAATGGGATATTTGATTCAATACTCAATGGATTTAAAACTGAATTTGATACTCTAATTTTTAAAAAACTAGAAGAATCTATAAGATTTAATCCTGATTATGTTTTTATGCATGGAAATGTAATCTCATTGGACGATTGCAATACTTTAAAATCTTTGACCGGGGCAATGTTTACAATATGGGTAGGAGATGTTAGATACGCCCCTTTACCTGAAGCAATGAACATGATCGGAGTTGCTGATCTCTATTTATTTCCTTTTAATGGAAAACAGCTAGAATATTTCTCGAGAATACTTGATACTCCTTGTGAATATCTTTTTGAAGTATTTGATGATCGGCAAGTTCGAGAAGTAAAAGAAATGACTACAGGGAGTGTGGTGTTTGTAGGTAACGTATATGATCATTTTCCGGGTGGTGAAGAAAGAATTTCTTTGGCTAATTTCATAGGCAAATATGTTCCTGAGTTAGAACTTTACGGATCTTTCCCATATTCAGCTAATTCAAAAGGAAATATAGATTTTTCACAGGTCCCAGATCTTTATAATACTTCGTATTTAACAATCGCTCATAATAATAGAAATGACATTGAAGGTTATTTTACACACAGAAATTTAATTGCATTAGCATCAGGTTCTTGTGTTCTAATGAAACATTTTCCAGGCATAGAACAATTTTTTACAAATTGGGAACATTGTGTTTTTTATAAAACAAATTACGAATTATTAGATATAATTGAATTTTTAAAAAGAGAACCTTCTATTCGAAATAAAATTGCTAAAAATGGAAATTCCTACGTTAGGCAAAACTATTTAAATAGTAATTTTGCGCATAACTTTTATCAAATTTTAAAAAATAAAAAAATAATTTAACTTATGAGAAGTATATTACATTTATTTACCCCATTATGGAGAAGTCCAGAAAATTTTGAAAAAGTATATCAATCAATACCAAAAGTTCCTGATATTAAATGGATTGTTGTAAAAGCCGATTCATATAAGTTAGACATAAACGTAAGCGACTATTATAATCTTACCCTAATATCAATACCTATTTCTGATGATCAATTTAATCTGCACCATAAAGTAAATGCTGCAATAGATCAAATGAGTCAAGGTCACTTTCATGGACTTGATGATGATAATTTATTCTGCCCAAATACATATGAAATATGGAAAAACTATGGCTCTAACTATAAAATGATTATGGGTGCTCAAGTTGATCCGTACGGCAGTGCTAGAGCGGCGGTTGCCCCAGCTCCTGGAGTTACAGATGGTGCTCAGGGAATGATTGATACCTTAATTGTAAAAAAAATAAAGATTGGCAGCTTTATTAATGATTCTTGCGCAGATGGAACATTTTTATTAAGATGTTGGAATGAGTGTCTTCCAGATGAAAGAATTATAGTAGATGAACTAATTTCATATTATAATTATCAAGTATATTATAAAAGTACCTAATTTTAAACTCATGAAACTTGCAGCAGGATATGTAGTATTTGATGGACTTGAAACACTAGAAGCCTCTCTGCGGTCAATCCGATTGCAGGTTGATATTATAATAGTCTCATATCAAACCACCTCTTGGGGAGGAACCTTAGCGACGCCAGAACTTATTCCGACTCTTACCCGGCTACGAAATCTGGGCCTAATTGATGAACTTATTGAATTTAAAAATTTTAAGCCAAGCTCATTAATTTCGCCAGCTGAAGTTTTACAGGCAAAGTCATTTGAATTAGTAAAGCGCCAAGGTTGTCTTGAGCTTGCCTTTAAATTAGGTGCAACTCATTACCTTTCAATGGATGCAGACGAGTTTTATAGAGAATCTGAGTTTAGCTGGGCCAAGGCTGAAATTGAAACTTTTAATTTAGATGCAACAGCGGTTCACTATATAAACTATGTTACTCCAACTTTACACCGTGGTCATGCCAGATGGAGAGTTCCATTTATTTACAGAATAACCTCACAATCCAGACACCATGCAAGTCAATTTATTTTTTCAGGCATTGACCCTACTCGCGGAATGATAGACGATTCGTATTTTAAGTCTAGAATATTTGAGCGTAGTCAAATTTCAATGCATCATATGGAAATGGTTAGGGCTGACCTCTTATCTAAATATTTAGCATCAAGTCGATATTTTCCAGACCGAAATAAGCTTTCTGAAATGGCAGATAGTATTGACAGTGCAAAATTAACAGGACTGCTTCAATTTAAAGGTGCTCACCTTGGCGATCTAGACTCAATTACTAAATCTACGCCCTTAATCTCTTGTGAAAATGAATTTAAGATAGTTTTTTAAGTTCCAATTGTTACTGTTCTAGACAGAACTTGAACTTTTGCTGCATCGACTGCTTCGCCTAGTGCCCCAGCAGTAGACGGTACTTTTGCATCAATAGTTGCAGCCATTACTTTAAGTATTGCAAAAAGAGGTTCTCCCAATACTGCACTATATTGTACTCCACTTGCCCCAACTATTGTTGTTTGTGAATTTATATGAGCCAGTTTTGAAGTTGCAGTAATTTTAGTGCCTGCAGTTATTCTAACTTCAGAATCGGCAATTACTCTAATAATTGTATCTTCTAGTCCAATTTGAGAGAGATTGTCTTTGTGTTCTATTAAAATATTTGAAGTTGCATTATCAATTCTAATAAATGACTTTTTAAGTTCCATTTGTAAACCAATTTCTCGGTCAAACCAAAATTTAATTTCTTCATCACCATCAAATAGGATAAAATGAGAACCTTCATATTTTTTTCTAAATGTTTCAGGAGTATTACCTTTTTGTAATTCTTCCTTAATATCCTCTCCTAATTCTTGAATTTGAGAATATTCTGGAGAATAAATATCTCCATTATTAAATTTAATACCAACTACTGCCCCTATTTTTGGAATTGAAATAGACCCAGCTCGCGCATCTTGTCCGAAAACTGTAGGTTTAGCGGCCGGTGTTGCCCATGGTAAATCAGAAATATCAATATCATCAAATAGCGAAAATACTTTAACTTTACAACGCCCTTCAAATTTAGAATCGTCTATTGCCTCAACGGTTCCTACATAATAGGCATTAAAATTATGATCCGTGTTTGATGATGATTGGGCTTCGTGGTAATTCATTTAATATTATACTATAATTTAATAATGGGTTTATTATTTAGCACTTTTTTATTTACGTAGAATAAACATTTCCAGTCGGCGGTCCAGCTACTGGCTCAGTTCGATTAGGATAAACATCTCCAGTTGGTGGTCCAGCTGCTGGCTCAGTTTGATTGGGATAAACATTTCCAGTTGGTTCAGCTACTGGCTCAGTTCGATTAGGATAAACATCTCCAGTCGGCGGTCCAGCTACTGGCTCAGTTTGATTAGGATAAGCATTTCCAGTTGGTTCAGCTACTGACTCCGTTTGATTAGAATAAACAGTTCCAGTTGGCGGTCCAACTACCGGCTCTCTAGTTGAATTTGGATATACATCGGCTGTTCCAGCTAATACCTTATCGTCATATATATTTTCAGGAGGCGGATTTGGATTAAATCTATTCGGTGGTCCTTCTTTAACTTCCGGATAATTTTCAATTGAATCTGGATAGACATCAGCCGTTCCAGACAGGATAGCAGTATCATATGGAATAGGTACATCAGCCGTTGGTGTAACACCTTGTATTTTATTCATTATTCTTGGTATATTTTTAAGATCTGAAGAAAGACCTTCATATGCATTACCAAATACGCTACTTTCAAGTGCTGAGGTTAATGGATTAAGTACTGACCCAATTAATTGCCCTGGCAATCTACTGGCTCCTTGCACAAATTTATTAATTCGATTACCTACAATATTTGATAGTGCTGAAAATAATCCAATTGTTTTCAGGTCAGCTGCATCCTGTAAATTAACCACTTCTTGATTAACCCAACCTACTTTAATTTTAAAACTTGGATAAAATGGTTTATCTGTATTATATGCATAATAATCAAGTGCCCCAACTGGATTTAAAAAATCGCTAAAGTCAAATTCACACATTTTACACCTAAATTGAATTACCTTTAGTCCCTGTAATAGACGACCTTCAGAGTCCTTTCTAAATATATTATCACCACGATCAACAATCTCTCTAATTTCAACTAGGTCAATTACCAAATCAAACCATCTTAAATTTTCTGGAACTCGATATGCTAATCGGTCTTGATCGTATATTGCGTATCTATAATTTTCAACTAGATCAGTCAACGGCTGCATTACTGATTCCAAACAGTTAATTGTTAAGCCAGTTATTTTCTTACTTCCATCGGTTATTCCAACCTGTGCACTTTTCCAAAGATCTCCAATTCCACCAATTGACTGAAAATACCATGGCATATCTTGTAATACTCGCAATCCTTCTCTAAATTTATATAGCGCTAGGTATGGATTAGGGTGGCCTACTTTAATATTATCACTTTGATAGTCAGCGCCGTAATATTGCTTTAACCAGTCTTGGGTAGAATATTCAACAGTAGATCCGTTATCATCTCCATCGCCGCTTGCATTAAATCTGCCGGGCTGTTTAAGTAAACTACTATTATATAAGCCATCCCCTACTGGATATTGCTCTCTTTCTGGAAAAAAATCAAGTCTAAATGTTAAAAATAATGGATCTTGTAAATCATCCGTTGCTGATTTAATAAACGTATTATTTCGGTTAATTCCGTTTATTGGTGTTGATAATAAAGCCATTAGGTTTCAATTTTTTTAGTAGCTATAGGTATCCAATTTCGTTTAGTTAATAATAGGTCAGTTTCAAATAGTCCATTCATATAGCTATAACTAATTGTTTTAACGTAGTATGCATCTGATAAAAATTTATCGCGTAATATTCTATCCTTATTTTTATTATCAGCTTCTGTGATATTTTTTTGAGCCTCAGTTGAGTCAGGACCAGTTCGACTATTATCAGCCATACTTGCTGCCACTCGATCAAGATAAATGTCAACTGATAATCTACTTCCTCTAATAATATTATTACTAAATCCGGATAATTTAACCTTTAACATATTTTTTTCAATATCTTTATGATTATGATCATTTATTAATTGTGAAAATTTATACTGAGCATGGGCATTTCCATAATCAATCCCAACCCATTGACCAACTACTGTTTTTTTATCTAAAAATTCAGAAACATTAGCTGTTTGAGGAAATGTTCCGTCCTCATCCTGTTTTCCAGTTAGGGGCTCAATAAACTGTTCTTTAAAATTATCCGAGTCTTTGCTTCCTTCGCCAATTTCAGGTTTAGTTAAGTCATCCTTAATATTTCCGCCGTGATCATACCAATATAAATTTCGCTTTAGTGAATTATTTTTTAAAATTTCTCCATGATTACTAACTAGTGAATAGTCTATTATATAAAGCTCAGTTTTAGCAAAAGCTGGATGATTAGTAATTCGTAATGGCGCCTCAGCCGGTTCGGTTGAATCCTTTTCAGGATCTGCTCTATTTGAATCCCCAATATTACTTAAATCTTGATTAATATATGCAATATTTAGTGCCTCATCCATTTTTTCAAACTGTTTTTCTACATTAATAAAATTTAGCATATAATATCTATCAATAAAACAGTCAAAAAATTGTTGTTCATTACCGTATGCCATTTTACAAATATGAGTAATTGCAGATTTATATGAATAATTTGGAATTAACCAGGTCATTTTATCATTGGTATTTTCAGTTAAATTGTCTGAAAATCCAAGTTGTAAATCATTTGCAATTAGTAATAGTGCATCAACTGATGTAACTTGGCTAAAAGCTTTTGATATATTCGTATGCAATTTTGGAATATGCATATCTCCAGTGAATGTATATTGAATTTGCCTATCTGATATATTAAATGAGTTTACATTAGTTATTATAAAATCGCAAGCCATTCCTTTAAGATTTTTAATAGGTGATTTTATAAATACACTAATTAATATATTTGAAATAGGAAATCTTCCAGCACTAAATTCTGAATCAAGATCAATAATTGTAATTAGTATTCTTGGAACTAATTCATCTTGCCAAATTTTTAGTGACTTAATTTTGCCAGGGGATAATATAATACTTCCTATTTTTATTAACGGTTCAATTAATCCATTATTTTGCTTGAAGCCAACGGTAGCCGGCGACATAATTTTAGCCTCTTTTTTAGCCTTTGTAGACTCATTATCTGGAACTTCAATTGTACTAGGCTGAATTTTTGGATCAAGCTTTTTTAAAATAATTGCCATTTTAATTTTTTATTTTATTTTTAAGCAGTGATTCCTTTAATTTAGTTCGAGAAATTGGTTCTGGGCAGTCTTCTTTTTTAATATTAGTAACATCTGTTCCAAATATAATTTTACCATTTGAAAGAGTAACTCCATTATTTATTGCAATATTTGGAGGAATTGGGGCAGCCCTTGCTCCAGCCTTTTTAATTAAAAAATCAAGTCTACGTTTATCCCTTTTAGTAGTTGGTTGAAATACATTGGTTGCTTTCTTTTTACGAGGTTTTCCAATTTCTAATAGTGCACCAGGTTTTACAAAGTTACTTAATTGTAAAACTTCAGGTATTCTAATTACATCATTAACATCTAGTGCAAATGGATTGGAATAACCATTATATTTTAATAATAAATCACAAATTGATGCGTCTTGGTAATAAGCTTTGGCAATAAGGTCAGATCTCATTGCCGTATCCTCATTTACTACACATATCATACCAGAATTTAATTTAATTCCTAAAAAAGAAACTGATCTTCTAATTAAATCAACAACAACTTCTCCATTTAGTTTAGTAATTGACTCTTTATTTAATAGTATCCTAAAATTTAACATTTATAAAAATTAATATTTTTATTGACGATCTAGTAATTTACTAAAATACATATATAACAATGAATCATCAACCTGACCTTGCGATTGTTCCGTTACTGGCTCGCCTTTAGCGTCAGTAGCTGCACTATAACCATACGATCCCCTAACTCTATTTCTATAGTTTGTAAAATACTTATTGGCTTCTAGAGCCTTCACTACTGATGTTGGCGTGCCAGTTGTTAATTCAGTAAATAGTTTAGTATTGTCCTCTCCAAATGTATCCTTTTCACTAGAGGTTGGAGTTAATTTAGTTGACATCAATTGACTTTCTCCTAAATTAAACATTCTTTCAATTGACACCTTATCTCTAGGTTTACCCTGTTGTAGAGTAACTTTAAAGGTTACACCAGTTGGAAAGTCTTCAGGACCAATTTCTGTATCAAATGTCATTACACATTTACTGCATAATAAATCCCCCATTACCATAATAGGATTCATTGGATTTCCTACTACTAGGTGCCATTCACCAACTGGTCTATCAGATAGGGTTGACTTAGCCTATAATATGTCAGGCAATGCCGCCTTTAGCGTATCGGCTGCAAATACTTGTGCAGCTTTTTTTGCAGTTTTAAGACCTTTAGCAAGCAAAGTTTCGGATTTTTCCAAACCGGTAGCCGCAGACATTGCTGCCGTTGCTGAGCTAATGAGTGCAAGTATTTGACTTGTTATATTAGCATCAAATGTTGTTCCTGCACTGGTTATTAAGGCACCAAGTTGTTCAGTAATAGTTGGGTTAAATTTTAAACCTGGTCTTGGAAAATATCTAGCCAATTGCCCTAAAAATTGGGCATCATTATACGTTAAATTTAAAAAGCTGGCAATAAGATCCAGGGCAACAATCTTTGGACTTAGTCCATTAAATGATCTAAATTGATAATGAAAATTTAGGTCAAAGGTAGTATTCCAACCCGGTTGCATTCCTCTAGCTCTTTGGGATGATCGATCAATTACATTAACCGGTCCAAAAATTCTATTCCAATATGGTCCATTTGTATATAGTTGATTTTTAGCAAATTCTTGTAACTTTTCTTCCATTCCACTAGCTTGTTGCAGGTTTGCATCAGTACCACCTAATGAAACTGCTAATAATCCAAGATTTTTGACTATCGCTTTTGCATTTTCGCTTGCTCCAGCAAGACCGCTAACCAGCGCTTGAAGCTCTTTAATGGTTACTTCATTACCTGTAATATCTTGCGGTGTTACTATTATATCTTTAAAAAACATACCCCAATTCTGTACGCCAATTCCGGCTAGCGTATTTCCAGTATCTCCGCCAAACCAGGTTACCGCTTGGGCTATTGGAATTGGGCTTTTATAGACGTCCTTTTGAAAAATTTTAATTTGATCATCTATTGGAAATGGATATCGTCTAAGTGTAACCAGCCTATTATTTGGAATTTTTCCATAATTTCTACAAAACATAAAATCAGTCATTGCATACGGCTGATAACCTGTTACTGAAATTGATGAAGTTTTATTTGCCCATTCAATAATATTTTTAACATTTGGATTTATTAATGTTGTAGCGGTTCTTCGTATATCAGCATCTGCCGCTCCTCTTTTTTTATTAAACCCGCTTTCTGGCCTTTGTCCAATTTGCTCATTTAATATTGCGGCAGCGGCCGCGTCTAAATTAACTTTAGAATCAAAACTAGCTTCATCTTTGTCTAAGGTCGTATTGGCATTATTTGCTCCAATAAAATGAAGTTCTGGCCTATATTTGCCGCCTCCCATAAAATTTTGATACCGAAAAATTGCAAATTTATTAAAAATAGAGTCAGTTGTAGAAGATTGAAGAGACCCGCCGGCTTTAGGAGCATATTCAAGTTTCCCTTCATCTAAATAAGTACTTAATTCCGCTCTTGATTTGACCTGCGACAGTGCTTGTAAATAATTAATTCCACTAAATATTTTATCAACTGACGTGTTGACCGCAAAGTCTTCCGTAATACCTGACGGTTGAGTAATAGGCCCAGCAAATAAACTACCTAAAAAATCTGAAAATGACATAGATTAAAATTTCTATTTAATATTATTTATTAGCGAAAAATTAATATAGAAATAACTGCACGTTACCCGTGCATAGGATCCAACTCAGGATTTGGAATCTTTGCCCACTGTTTTTCAAGATTTCTACCAGTTCCTCTAGCTAATTGAATCTCTTTGGAATTTGCTTTTACAATCTTAAGTCCCATAATATAGTCACCACGGTCTAGTTGATCTTGTACCATATCTGCATCATCTGTTTCCATTAGTACTCGGTATATAACTGGGTGTCTCTGCATATTTGCGCTACACCGCATCTGCATCATATTTAATTGACCATTAAATGCTTTTTTATCGTCTAAATTGGCTGAACTTATATCAGATACCCCAATTGAATTTAAAAAGTCAACTTCGGTCCATACCTCACGATTAGGTTCTTTAATAAAAGACTCAAGGCCGTGACAGTCGGCTATTCCATAATACCAAAATAATTCAATAGGCTCTTCAGGTTCGGTTGAATTAGCCTCGTTAAATTGACTAAAAGAATTTGCGTATATCATTATCTAGTTATATTATTTTAAAGTAGTTTAGTTAATTCCCAATCACTAAATTTATAGACAGCAAGTTCATTTAATTCAGAAATTAGCCTACGGTCCGATTTTTTCTTTATTTTTAAAGACTTTTTATCTTTATTTCTGGCCAATTTAGATTCAGATACTGCATCTAATTTTTCAATATTATCTGGGTCTAAGCCAGTAACTATTTTAATCATTTCTCCGTTAAGTTCAACTGGTTCATCTAATTTTATCTCAACAAACTTAATATGCGGTGCATAAATTGGCGAGTCAACTTCAGTTACCGTAGCTGATGCTCCATCTATTAATTCAAATAGTGCATTTTGTTGCTCCTCGGCACTGGCTCGAAAAATAACCTTATCGCCAATATTAAGTTTCATATTTATGTTTTATAATTTTTAGGGTTAAACTGCCTGATCCCTTAATTAGTCGGTGCCATTCATGTCTATTAATATTTATAGAGTGATCTATTGCAAAAGGCAAACAATTCTCTAATTGTATGAGCCAATCTGTAAAATTAATAGGTTCAATTGTGCGGGCCTCATCGTCTCTGTGCCACATAAGCTCAATCGGATCAATGTCTGCACCGAATACCCTAATCGAGGTTGTACTGTCTAGCTCGGTTTCTTGAAATGGCAGACTCATAGGTTATTATTTTTTACCAAGTTGACGTTTTACTTCAGCTCTAACCTTTTCCATCTTTTTTGCATAAGCTGGATTCTTTTTACGGTTAAACACAACCTGTTGGTTAATGCTACCTGTAATCTTTTGCATATCTTTATTTCTGGTTCTTATTAACCAGGCGGCAAGCTCCTTTATTCCAAGTGTTTTAAATTTACCGTTTGCATCAGGCGCATCCGAGTCATGCCAGGCTGGAGAGCCTTTTGGCTTTTTTGATTCACTAATTAAAGAATCTTTATTTGTAATTATTTTATCAAAACTTTCAATTGATGACTCTTCAAATATTGCTACATTTTTAGAACCTAATTCAGTAACCTCATACCCATCGTATTGTCTATCCTTAATTGCATTAATGATAGGTTGGCACTCTATTATCAGCCAACCGCCATACTTTATTTGCCTAAGATAATAATAAACAGTCTGTGAGGTATCTTCTAAGTCAAATTCTTTTTCGGTATCATAATCAAATCCTTTGTATTCTTTGCCTCTATCTGATTTGAATTTTTTACCATTTACTGGATCTACATATTCATCATCTATCATTTTTTGTAATATTGATTTTAAATCCAATTCCTTCATTGTTTCTATTTGGCTGGGTTCACAAATTTTTAGATTAGGTTTTAAGTTTACTTCCCAAACTCCTCCATCTGGAAACTCTTCTCTCTCATCTTGATCTTGTGCTGCAAACGATTTTGCAAAATTTAAGTTACTGGTTAAAAATATAGCACCAAATTTTTTGATAGTAGGCGGAAAATCGCCTTTTCTATTACCGTGATATAATTTTTCACTTGTAATATTTTCAAATAATTGATATGTTTTTAAATATTTCATATTAAGATTTCATAAATTTTTGTATATACATAGCTTTTCCGGTGTTATTGTCAATAAAATATAATTTATTTACTTCGTGTTGAGATAAAGGTTCCCATATAATTGAATCCCAATCAAAACCAGTAGAATAATTAGCAGATTCAATAGATATTAGATAGTTATTATTAAATATAAATTTAAGAGCTAAATATTTATTTTGATCAATTGGTAGTAGTCGAATTGTATAATTATTTTGAGTCGGTCCAGGTTGAGTTTTAACAAGTTTTCCAAATTCTCCAGGCATACTCATTAATGCAAAGGATGGAATTGCTGTGTGTGCGTCAAATATAGGCGGTTTACCATTTGTAGATACTAGGTTGCCAGAAGATATCCAGGTTTTTAATAGGCTTACAAATTTTTTATTAAAATAATTATTTGTTATTTTACTAGGATAATTATAATTACTTGCTATTTCATATGTTGATTCTGAAAAACCTAGTTTTTCAAAAATTTCATAATTTGTTTCATATATCTCAGATATTGCTGCTCGCCAAACAGTCTCATAAAATAGGCTATTAATAAATTCGTCAGCCGTAATATATGTATGAAATTCTCCTGAACCAAGAACATCATTTGGTTCCAATGTAAAAATTGTGTAGTAATAAAAAAGATCTCCATCTGCCCAAAAAGTAAAAACTGGAATATTTTTATAAATATCATAGTCAACTCGGATGTCAAAGGTAAAAAATGGCAAATTTGTTTCAATTGTACCAAGGTTAATATCTTCATCAAGGCCTGATTCTAAATACTCACTAATTGAAGTATTAGATAAATATTTTGCTTTAATTGTTTTTCCAGTAAGTGGATTATTTTCAATAAATTTAATAACTCTATTGATCGTTGAATAAACACCGGTCTCGATTGCAGAAATTGAAGCATCATCTAAGAAAGCTTCTTTATTTGGATATGTAGCACGATCTAACGAAATGTTTCGTTTAGTTAATGATTTTCCCTTACGACTATCTATATTTTTTAATAATCCATCTCTAAATCTATCTTCCGGAATAACATATGGAAGATTAAAATAATTTGGATAAAATGATTCGGTTGCTGCCTCGTTTAAAAAATCGATATAGTGTAATATGTGTTGCACTATTATGGATTACTTTTTCTTGGATGCTCTTACCTTTTGAGCTAAATCTTTATCCGCCTTGCCCCAAGTTCCACTTGACCTTGTAACAAACGAATTTACTCGGGCATGTGCCCAAGCCTGTTGACTTTGACCAGGTCGGTGACCTGTTTTCCAGGCAGCCATGCCTCTATTAAATACCTGTTTTAATATACCAAATGGCATTTTATATTTTTTGGCCTTTGCCTTTAATGAGGTATCTGCTGGACCTGATTCATTAACTTGCATCCATTCTGTAAATTTAAAAACTTTAGTTTCAGATAGATCACGGTTAACCTCTTTAGTATATGAGCTCTTAACTTTTGAACCTTTAAACTTACCTTTTTTATCTAGGTCTCCAGCCATTGGTTTATATGCAGTTGAATCTGAATCACTCATTTTAGCTTGACGCTTCATTTGAGCCTGTTTTTTAGATTTTTGATCAGGGTTTAAACCTTTAAAGTATGGACTCTTTTTATCACTTAATTTAGTCCCTTTTTCATTTAGACTATATTTTATTCCAGGATATCCTTCGAAACTATCTGGTTCAGAACCTGCTGAATCCTGGTCCTCATCAAATTCAAATCCCATATCTACTAGTTCTGAAATAACTTCATCAGTTAATCCCATATCCCCGCCGCGGCCACTCATTAAGTTTTCAAACTCACCTACTGTATAGATTCCAGTTTCATCTTTAATCTTTTGTATATATGGAAGTAGGTCTTCAGCAATTGCTCTTACTAAACTTTTATCTTTGTTGCTTTCAAATGTGTGTCGGTAGTTCATACTATTCTATTTTATTTTTACCAGAATCCAGGATAGGTTTTACCTCCCCATAAATGAGCATATCTGTTACTTCTACATGCCCAGTACCCAGCTTTTGTTTTATCTTTTTTAAGATGACACTGATGACGCGCAGCAAAAGAGGCTCTGGCTTTGGGATTACTTACTTTTGCAGTTAATCCACCGTGTACATCACCAAAGGCAATCTTTTTAACTTTACCAGAGGCTGGGTCTTTTACAAAAACGTGATATTTTTTTGCTCCGCCTCGTTGCGGATATCCTAACCTAACCTCTTTTCCATGATACTGTGCCTCATATAACTCAAATTCTTCAATTGGAAAATCGAGTGCAACTATTTTACCATTAAAAATATCAGTTTTACCTAGATCAGTTTCAATAAATAAAATTGTATCAACTCCAGTAAAATTCATTTCACCAGCGTCAAATTGACTACGAGCCTCAACTAATAGCTGAATATGTGCAGTACTGCCTGGTCTAAAAATAGACTCGGCCACTGACATTCCACGCTCTATATGGTACTTTAAATTTTCAGAAATTATACGGGGATTTATCATAGCTAATTACATTCGTGTAACTCTACCTCCACAAGCTTCGCATACTGAAGTCGGTTCACTGTCTTCATACATACTGCCGTCATAAGTCATACCGCACTCATTACATGAGTATTTCTCACCAACGTATTTATCGGATTCATAGGATTCATCATATTCAAACATTTCATCTTCTGAATCAGGTGACTCGTGCATTTTATTCATAAGGAAATTTGCAACCTCTTCAATATCATCCTTTGATGTTGCAATATGATCGGCTGCCCAATCATGACCATTATCTAATAATTCGTTAACTGTAACAGGATCCATTTCTAACATTGCATCAACATATCTCTTAATTGTTTCAAGATTACCAAAAAACATGTAGTGATTAACTTCATGATGTGATTCTTGCTCAATTTCAATATTTCCTAATTTGGAATTATGATCAAATGATTCAAATGTTTTTATTAAATTTTTCATTATTATTATTATTTTTTAAAATTTATTCTCTTTTAAGTATTCACTAAATCCAAGAATTTTAGACTTGGATTTTTTCTTTTTTGGTGAAAAATTATCTCCTGAACCAAATGTTGTTTGGGTAGGCGGAGTAATTGGCCCCATTGAACCAATTGAGCCCGGCACCTGTACGCTTAATCCTGGAGCTGAACCTGCTCCTAATTCTTCAGCTACCGGTTTTTTATCTAATACGTCGGTGTTAGGAATAAAAATTCTAGAGAGACCGTCAGCCTTTAATTTTCCTTCTTTACCGCCTAGTGCTTTTCCAATAAACTTAGCCGATGTATTTAAAACCTTTGCATAGGTATCATGTATTTTCTTTCCTAGATTAGACAATGCTTGCTCGCGTGGAGTATATGGTTCTGGTGTTCCAAGAAATGAAAGAAATGAGACTAGCGCGTTTTTAAATTTAGTAATTTTTGAATTATCCGCAATTTGTTGACCGGTTACCGGTAACACTGTTTTTTCATATAATTTTAATTTTATATTAAAATCAAAATGAATTCCTTTGGTTTTATCTAGATCAAGCGATTTATCTTTTATTTTTTCACGAATAATATTAACATCAATCTCTAATTGCTCAGTTAAAATTTCAATATTAGGTTCAGCACCTGTTCCTTTTAACGAATTAATTTGACTCTTAATTTGTTCATACTCAAGTTCAAGTTCCTCAACTGTTTTCCAATTAGTCATTTGGAGTTTAGCAATTTTCAGTTTAATTTCTCCAGTCAAGTTAATAGCTTGTGATAGTTGATTAGGATCCATACCCGTAGCTCGTTCTATGTTACTGTCAGCTTCAACCTTTGCACTGTTAATTTCTTGTTGGTATTTGCCAGGCAAGCTCTTTGAATATAGCACTAATGTATTAAATTTATTAAATGTTAAGTTTGCAAATTTCAGCTTTTCTTCATCGGTTACGGCCGCTGCCATATCAGTTTGTCCTTTTTTTACAGTTAAGCTTATTCCATAAAGTACTGAGTCCATTGAGTCAACCACAGTCTTTGTAACGTCTTTTATTTTTTGAGTAATCCCTGCAATTATTTGACTACTAGGATTTCTAATCTTTAATTCTTCATAGATCGTAGTTAACTTATCAATTCTAGCATTCATAACTCCTAACAATTCTTGATTGTTTTTAATTTCTTCTAAATCTGGAACACCACTCTGGTATTCAGTTACAATCTTTGTAGTTAATGCTTTTAACCGAGCATCACAATATCCTAAATAGCCAGTAATTAAATTAGCAGCTTTATCTTCTCCAAACTTATTAATAAATGCTTGGTGATTTTCAATTTGTAAATCTAACATGGATACAATTAAATTATCAAATTTTGTGTAATCCGGTGCTGCCGTGTTTTTGGTAAAGTCAGCGATTGCTGCATCAAATTTAGTATTTAGCTCAATTGTTTGTGCCTCTAATAGTAATGACTCTACGTGCTGAAAACGTTTTACTTTTATAAACATATTATCGTAGTTGCAATAAATACTGCACTTTATTTTTAAGATCTAAAATCTCATCCGCTAAATTATATAGTTCAGAGTCAGTTTCTCTATCAAATAATTGACTAAAGTTTTCACGAAAAATATAGTCAACCTGTTTAAAGAAAGAGTCACGATTTAATTCATAATCTCCAACTGTAATTGCGGCTTCACCAAATTTAAGGGTATGCTTACCGTATTTACCAGCAATAGCTTCAATTAGAGTATCCATTTGCTCAATAAAGGTTTCATAAAACAGTCCAAAATGACGATGTTCAGTATCATAATCTGTTTGCCAATGTAATATTTTTGACTGATCAGCTATCTGTAATAAAGATAGCATAAAATAGCTAATAGTTACCTCAGATTGACCTTGTGGCTCTGTTAAGTCTTCCATTCCAAACATTATGATTTACGTAATTTTTGTCGCTTTTCCCAGGATTTAAATGGGGTCACCCAGAAATTACGTTCAATATTCTTTTGCAAGTAATCATATACGTCATTTCCTTCAGGATGCTGCATAACCGCATTTCTTAACGGCTCTTTACCATTTCTCCAATTTTCAGCGTTTTTATGAGTCTTTTCCATACTATGTTATTTATTAATGAAAAAGACAAAAATAATTAGATAGATGGTTCGGATGGTTCGGATTTAGCTCTTAATCTAAAACTGCTATTACTTCGGGCATCTGTCCAGCTTGGACCATTTAAAATTCTAAACCTTTCACTAAATTCAGATTCAGTAGCCTTCAGCGGATCATAAATAATAATACTATTTTCTTTATTATTAATATTTACATATAATAATTTATCAAAGTTATCACATTTTTGATAATATCGTAAAGAGTGCCACCCTAATTTATTTAAAAAACTTTGAGCCTCCTCCTTAGTGCGGGTGTTTTTTCCAAAATAATCTTCAGTTTCTTTTTTAAGTTGAGTCACTAAAACCGGGCTATAACCGGTTTCGGTTTTCCAAATTCCTCCATAAAATATACCGGCAAACCACTCAGCAAATTTAATATCAGAAAGACCGCTCTCACTAGCAATGTTTTTTAGTGTTAACCAACTCTCTCTTAACTTTGTAGTACCAATATTTAAATCTTTCGATGTAATCGAGCTCAGATTAATTTCTTTTTTCTCCTCATCTACTTGCGCAGTAAGTTCATCCAGGCCGGCAGTGGCATCAATTACCGTAGTCGCAGCAGCCTCCTTAATTAGGTCTTTAAGTTCTTCTAATTTGACACCCATCACATTACTGCTTGCATCTGCATAATTATTACCGACTGAAGTATTTTGAAGCTTTCCATCGTATGCCTTTACTTCAATTTTTTTCTCATTTATATTAATATCACCTGCCACACTTTGCTTTTTTCCAGTCTTAAATAAAATAGCAGATAATTCGCCTTTTCCTGTTTCGCCTATTAGCTTATAACTAATAATTTCTCTAAACATATCTTCTGACATTTCAAAATTGCTAGCTTTAAAATTGCTAGCTTCTAATATAATAGTCTTATCTTTATCAATCTCATCTTTTAAATCATAACCTCCACCATTTTGTATATACTCGCTAAATGACTTAATATCAGATACCGGCACTGACGTATCTAGTAGCGTGCTATAAAATTTATCTGAATCAACTTTATTATATTGTCGGGCTATAATTTCTTTAATAATTAGCTCACGTGTATCCATAGTTAACGCATCGATTCTTCGGTTAATTAAATTAATTAATTCAGGATATTGAGCAGGGCGCGTTTCTTTTAGATCAGTAAGTTTTTTAACAACGTCAGCAATTGACTCGTCTGACTGAGGACCTTCATTTGCAAAGCTTGCCTCAACTGCTTCATTTACAGACTCATTCATATCCCTATTCATATTAAAAAACTCAGAATGAATTTCATTTGGGGCATCTACTTTAAAATTAAGATAGTCTTGATTTTTAATGTGTTTCATAATTGAATCTTTTAGGCCGGCTGGTGGCAATTCAATTAATTTCAAATCCTTTTTAAAATTTAAATTTCGTGACCTTTTTCTTGCTAATTCTAACTGTAGAGCAATATCTTTTATTCTATTCTTAGATGCAGCTACAATAACTGGATCATATGCAGGTTTAATTTCTCTTAACAGATTCTCAACTTCATTATCAGATACTATTACCCAACCTGTAATAAAACTTGGGTGTTGATTTACCAATTTAGCTAAAATATTAGAAACTGTTTCTTTTTTAAATGGTTTAGACTTATTTGTTGATCCACTATGAATGCATGCAAATAGACACGGCAGACCGTTTGTATCAAATAACTTTTGTGCAGACTTAATATGGCCTGGGTGAATTGGTTGAAAGTCAGAAATTATTACGTTTACCCGTTTGGCTTTTTTTTTCTCCTCAGGAATTTCTGCATAACTTTCAAAATATCCAGGATCTTTATCTTCTCCTACAAATTCGCCAAAGGTTGGAAAATAATTTTCAAAAACTGAATCTCCTAGTATTACATTACTTAGTTTATTAATTTGAGAAACTAAGTTGGCTCGCATCTCTTTAGTAAAGAATGTTGAGCTAACGCGTACTGACTTTTTTCTAAAGATATTTAAGAAAATTCGGTAAATTTCTTTAAAATTATGATTTGATTCAAGTATTTTAGTAACCTTATTATTATTAATCATTTTAAAATTAACACCAAATTCTTCTCTCTGTAAAAACTCAGGAATTTGAATATCTAAATCTGTGTATTTTTCTCCAAACTCAGAAATAAAATTTAAATAAATATGATTAACCAATGAAATATAGCGCTCTTCATACGACTTACCAGATAGCTTTATTGATCTAAGCTCACTAACTGAATTTCTCTCAATAAAATTCATTAAGTCAATTACAATAATCCAAATATAGTCATCTGATTTTTTTTGAACCCGGTCTTGTGCTTTTTGTTTTGCATTTGCCTGAAATACTGGATCTACCAATTTAGCTAAAAATACAGAATCCTCAGATTTATTTTTTGGATCGTAAAATCTAAATACCAAACCTTCAATATCTTGGTCTAGCGTATCCCTAAGAAAAGAGGCTCCCATCTCAGGATTTAATACCGATATAATATATTTAGTAAATGATGTTGTTTTAAATCGATCAACCAATTCAGAAAACGGAGTGTAGATAAATTCTTGAACTTTTTCTTTTTGAAAATCGGTTAATTTACCCTGAAATACAATTGGCGGTGGTTCAATATTTAAAATACCGGCCCATTTATCAAGAGTTTCTTTATCTTGAACGGTCTCTGATATTTGGCCCGATTCATCTAATATATGAATATAACTAAGTATCAAGCCATTTTTTGGAAGTCTATCGTATGCAATAGTTTGAGCCTTTGGGCTGGTAAACCATTCCATACCAAAATGGTAATTGTTTGGAATTTGTGAAACTGTATTAGAGTCAAGCCCATCAAAATGTTTAATCGCAGGCTCATAGTATTTACTAAGCACCCGGTCAATATGCGTAATTTCCGCATTTCTTTTAAAGTATTTAAATTTATTAGTTTCAGGATTTTTTTGAGCACCAAAAAATGCTCCATCCATTTTTTCATTTACAATAACCGTTTTATTTAGTAAGCCTTCTAAAAAGTCCTTACCTCGCTTATCATAAACGTCTCTTAAGTGTGATAGTCCTGCCATAATTTAATCTTTTGAAGAATTTGGAAAATCTGGATCATTTAAAAATTTGCTTTTACCTCTTGAAAAACGGTCCTTTTTTTCTTTAAAAATTTCATTTGTAATTTCAATCTTAACTGACTGAACATCATTAATGTGGTGAAAGTCATTATAGTCTAGATCTTTATCAGTTAATTCTACTTTATATCTAGGAGTTTCGCCATACATTTCCATAAACTCAGATTCCCAGTCCGACATATCTGCTCTTGATAAAATATGAACCTTTGAATCTTCTCCATTGACTGATGGAAGATATAGTCGGCCTCGGTGATCCCAATCTACTGTTTTTCTACTAGCCGGTAATATGCGAAATATTTTGTCAATTAATTTCTTATCCGAATCAGACGACTCATTAATATAATTTATAAAATTTTTAATAACTTTCATTATATATTACTTTTTTATTATTTATTAGCCGCTATTCCTAAAAGTTTAAAACATTCAATATTAAACTCACTGGTTGAATTTATATCAAAATTATTAACTATATTTGAACTTAAATTTAGCTTACTCTGATCATTTAAATTACCGAATTCATAATTAAATAGCCTAATTAATAGGTCTTGTTCTTCGGAGGTTGAGTGAATTCCATCCCAAGTGTCTTTAACTCGGGTTATATCATCAGTCTGTTGTGTAACTGATACCATTAATGTTTTACAATTACTAAATAGCTCTGAACTAACTAATTTTGAATATTCGCGCTTGGCTGACTCGCTTGATAGTCTGCCTCTAAGTATTGCCCAAGCATAGGCAGATAAAATTGCTCTATCAAATATCCAGATTTTATCTCTATATTCTGGCCTTAAATTCATTTCCATAATTGTCATGATATTACCTAGACTAAAATAGTGAAGGGCTGCAGAATCATCAAGCTTAACTAAATCCAGCATTTTTATGTGATTTGCAAAATAAAATTTATAATATTCTATTCTAGGATCATTACATACTGATAAAAAATTGTTTATTAAGTAGGTTTTACCTGAGTGTCTGGGACCTTCTATGAATAGTATCATTCTAACTTAAGTTTATCTAGTTTATATGCTGAGGTCAGTGATTTTACTGCACTGGTATCTAATGTTATTATTTTACTCTTATCTACGAATTTAAACCGGACTTTATCAATTAATCCAGACTTAGTAAATTCTTCAGTATATTTTATAATTTCAAATAGCGAATCTTCGTATATTGTTACCGCTTTAATATTTACGTGATCTAATATAATCTTGCTAACAATTACTGATTTACTCTCAGCCCGGCCAAGAAAAAATACATCATCAAATTTAGCACCGTGATTCATTAAAAGTTGTAATACGGCCGGTTTGCAGGCTAAAACTCTATGGGTTACCAAGAAATTTAAAGACCCAGATCCTCTAGTTTCATCTA